ATTCTCAGTTGTGTTTAACCAACTGAGAACTCGCTCAATGTTTGTATTCCAATTACTCAACTTCATGGTATTCATCTCCTTTGTTGGTGCAATTCATCACTTCGCCCCCGAAGCAACCAAGACTCATTTTCTCAAATAAATGAGGAAAGTGCAAAGCATTACCATATGGTGTTACTTTGGTATTAAAACCCCGAAGGGAAACCCGAAGGTTTTTTGATGATTTCACTCATTTTTGTTTTCGCCCTCATAGCCACATTCTTCACACCAAACATACTTGAATTCCCCAATGTAGCCATAGAGACTAATTTCAACATTGTTTCCGCAACCTTCGCAATTCGCATCATATGTATTCTTATACATGCCTAATGCTGAATTTCTCAAACATAAGGTTCTAAACACAAAGTTAGAACCATATGGTGTGATGCTTTGTTATCAAAAAAACCCCGTAGGGCGGGGGAGAATCCAAAGTAGCGGTGGATTCTCCCCCTTGTGAGTGGGAATACATCAAGCAGACTGCCCTTCCTTCTTTCATGAGACTTACGGGAGTTTTTGGGATTCACAGCCACCACTTACATGAGAACACTCGGAATTCCAACTCGTTCCCAATGGTTCGGCCTACCGCCATACCCTGCATATTTCCGTTGCATTGATGTTTCTTTTCAGCAAGCCATTGACTAGTATTGCTTGCTTACACCCAAGAGGAGAATTCTCATTTATGGGTTAATTTCACAAAGTTCATTACCATATGGTGTGACGCTTTGCGCTCAAAACCCCGAAGGGAAAAACCGTAGTTTTTTTTTGGTTGCTTTAAATCCCAAGCCGACAATCGGTGCATGTGTCATAATACAATCCCAAATATTGTTCATTGCATTCTTTACACTTTGACACCTTGAAGGGGCTTTCTTTGATAGGCACATTCCATCTCATCTATCTCTCTCCTCTTCATATCTATCTAACTCGGCTGATTCCTTTTCATATAATTCGTCATCAATGCGTTCACATTCGTAACACTTCAAACGAAATAATCCCATAATCCCAGTATCGCAATCGTGTTCTTCACCACATTTTATACATATTCCTATTGGCATTAACTCACCTTCATTCTTTTATTCTATTGATGTAGTCCACTAAAATTTGTAATTTGTCATTTGAACTCAATTGTAAAAAATGATATCTGTTATCTCTAAATAGTTCCCATTTCATATCCACATAATGGTATTCGGAGTCGGGAAATAATAAGTCTTTGAAGTCATCGTAGTTCAACCTCTCCAAATATCTCAAATCTTCAAGCACCTCAATCAAAACATCAAGTTTCATACCCTTGAGTAAATTTCTCAAATATGAGGTATGTTCCAAAGTCACCTACCATATGGTTGCACTTACTTTGGTGTTCATTTACTTGACCCCGACGACCACCCCTCATGAGGAGGGGTGGCCAAAGGGAAGATTGGCGGTTTTGGTGAAGAAAACATCACTCTTCTTGAGTGACGCCTCCTTCTTCTTTGAGAGCATCCTTCTCTGCCTTTGTTAGTGGTGCTTGACAGGTCAAAATGTCTTCTTCCGCATTCCATCGGTTTTCCTTAACTGCGGAAAGCATGTTGTTTTCAGCAGTTGAAGCCATGTGGTCACAGTATGCTGACCATGATTCAAATTCTCCACCAGTTCTGCCATGTGGTAGGATAACCTTCAAGAGAATATCATGATTCTCACCAATAGATGCAAATGCACCACGCACTAGGCTGGCCACATTCGCAACATTGGCTTGACCTTCTTGACTCAAAACGGAGGGTTGTCCAACACGGGCTTTTGGGAATCCATCAAGATGCCCTGCAATGTTGCGAACCGCAGTCCACATTGAAGAAAGGAAGTCTTCACTTGATTGTTCGTTAGCCATATCAAAGATACCGCTTAGGGTTGCTCGCACCCCGTCGTCTTTCAATTCGTTGCTCATCCAAGCACGAACCGCAGTTGTATTCGTAATCCAATTTTCTATTTTCATTTGTTTCACCTCATGTATTTGGCCAATCTTCCCTTTGAGCCAACCAATAGGAGATTTCTCATTTAAGGTTTGAAGCAACAAAGCGTTTCAAACCATATGGTAATGCTCTTTATTTGATTGAAACTACAACAAATAACCTTACATTCATTTACTTAATTCAAAAATATCCAACCTAATTCTAATAGTGCTTATTTACACTATTTTTCAATTGGCCTTATGTAAAATGGTAATGTAATATGTTCATTGCATATGCAATATATCATATAATATGGCGAGGTTGTCATTTCTCATCCAAAAATCGGAATGAGATGCGACACGACTGAGAAGAAACTTGGTAGATATGCATACAGAAGTATGAAGATTATTTTTCATTTCTCATATTTCTCATTTCTCATCATTCATTCATTCATTCATCATCATCTCTCTCTTGTATATATATGAGAGAGGATATACTCTCTCTCTAGAAAGAGGGGTAGGTGAGAAATGAGAAATGTGAGAAATGAACCCCCAAAATCTTGGTTTTTGAGCGAATTTCGCACTTTTTTCTCGTTTCTCATTAAATGAGACACATCATCAAAATGAGAAATGACTCTAGATTTGTATTTGTGCAAACTATTTATTATTGGGCTAAAATAATCCTGATTTTTCAGCAGAAAGTAGCGAAAATAATTGAATCCTTCATATAGTCCAAAAACAGTAGTTAGGACATGAGCGAGTGGGAAACCTTTGTAGTTGAAGTGAATGAATTTTTGGAAGCAACAGAAGATTTGTCGGAGGGAGTCATTACGGTGGTCAAAATGAATCTGTATATTGGCGAGAATGATATGAATGAGCGTGAAACGGCCATGTTATCAATAAAGGCATTGCTGAAAGGCCGTGATGGAACGCCATTTAGAAAGGGCAACAGAACCTCAATTCCAGCAACAGTAAGAGTGAACATTGACAAAATTTGTTCGGTGTATGGTAGTGCGCTAACTAATTTTTTCAACCATGACAAAATGATGCCATATCTATTATTCCGTCATGGTAAAGCAGGTGGTGGTCTGTATTCTAACGAGAAGCAATATCGTTTGGCTGAACTAAAGAAGTTGCGTAACAAATTATCCAGTATGTATAAAACTGGAGAATGGGATGGTCAAATGCAATCTCTGATTCTTGACGAAGAAGAATAAAGCGTTTGGCTTTCGCCACTATTCTCTTACGGGAGTGGTGGGGTGGGTTTATAAATCCGAAAAGGGGTGTGGGGCATCCTTGAGGGGTCGGGGCGTGGTGGCCTCGCCTACTCTATGAAGCAAAGCGTTTTGCTTTAGGATAACGGGGAAGATGAGAACGGGTGGCCAAAATGAGCAGTATGTCCGTTAGGACTTAATCTCATCTTCCCCACCTATCATAGTCCATTGTGACAATTAAAATAAGGAGAAATAAAAATGAAATATACCGAACAACAAGAAGCAATTTTCACCGCTATTGGTGAAACAGAAAAGCATGTGATTGTGATTGCAGGAGCAGGTTGTGGAAAGACTTCCACAATTGTAGAAGCGGCAAACCGAGTAACTGGTAATGCGGCTTTCCTTGCTTTTAACAAAAGTATCGCAACTGAACTAGCAAAGAAATTACCCGATAATGTGGAAGCCAAAACATTTCATGCCTTCGGATTTTCAGCCATTCGTGCGGCTGGAATTAGAACCAAAGTGAACAACTACAAAGTGAAGAATATCATTAGTGAAGTTCTAGGCCGAGATTACTTCTCAGCACCATTGGCTAAACTAGTGGGTTTAATCAAAGGTTCAATGATTGATGGGCGAGATGTGCGTGGTATTCGTAGACTTATTGATGAATACAATATTCAATTTGAATCAAGTCGTGAAGAACAACAGGCAATTAGCGCAATTCCTGCTATTCTTAACAAATGTAAGACTCAAACAAATGAGATTGACTTTGATGATATGATTTGGTTGCCCTTAGTAAACAATTACCCACTTCCACACTATGACCTTCTTTTTGTTGATGAAGCCCAAGACTTCAATGAAATGCAAAGAGAACTTATTGTGCGAGTTGTAAATGGTGGTCGTTGTATTATTGTTGGCGACCCTAATCAAGCAATCTATGGTTTTCGTGGGGCTGATTCTAACTCAATCAATATGTTCCGAAATCGTCTTGAGAAGGAATCCAATAGAGAAATTATTCAATTGCCTTTAACGATTTCATGGCGTTGTCCTACATCAGTTGTTCAAGAAGCAAACCGCTATGTTAGAGATTTCCACCATGCACCTAATGCTATTGTTGGTAAAGTTGTTGAGAATGCTTCCTTTACTCCCGAAAGTGGTGATATGGTTTTGTGTCGTTACAATGCCCCTCTCGTTAGTGCTTTCTATGAATTAGTAAGTAATGGTAAATCAGCCTACATTCTAGGGCGAGATATGACAACTGGATTGATTAATGAAATCCGTAAGATTACCAAAAGCGATGCAATGGGTATTGATGAGTTTAACCAATTATTCAAGATTCATGTTACGGTTCAAATTCAACGGCTTGAGGCTGATGAAAAGATGAATCAAGCCATGAATCTTTCCGATAAGGCAGATTGTATCAATATCTTTGCTAGCCGAAGTGAAACAGTTGGTCAAATGATTGAGAATATCAAATTGGTGTTTGATGGAACAGAAGAAGGTGAAATTATGCTTTCAACTGTTCATAAGGCTAAAGGGCTTGAAGCACCTAATGTTTTCTTATTAGCAACTGAGCGTATGCCTCATCCAAAAGGAGGACATGAGGAAAATAATATTTGTTATGTCGCTATTACAAGAGCGCAAGAAAACCTGTTTTATTGTGGGCCAAAACCACAAAAGAACTGAATAACTCCAAAGGCTGTGGTATCGCCTCCTTACCTAGTGTAGAAGTGAACTAGGTGGAGAAATTGACTTCCGAATGGGTGCAAAGCCCATTCTTAATGGTGATTAAAATGATTAAAAATAATAGTATCTGGAAACCCGAATATCTTAAACGGGATATTTCAACAAGGAATAAACAAGCGGAATTCTATAAACAATTGGTAGCCAATGGCGTTCCTTACTACCAAGCCTACCTTATTTCAAGGAAGGTGAAAGCATGAATATTTTTGCAGTATCTAGTAATCCTGTAACATCAGCGCAACAATTGATAGATAAGCATGTAGTTAAAATGCCAACTGAAAGTTGTCAAATGTTGCACACAAACATGCTTTACTTCATGTTTGTTTCAGCACATCAGCGAGAGCCTTCTCTCAAAGAACTCAAAGAGTTTCATGCTAAGTCGCACTATCGCTACTTAATGAAGCCAGCCATGCTTAACCATCCTAGCACAATTTGGGCTAGAGAAACAAAAGCCAACTATATGTGGTTGTATCAACATGCGCTTGCTCTTTGCGAAGAATATACTTATCGCTATGGTAAAGAACATGGTTCACAAAAGCGTATCTTAGATAGTGTTACCTTTGATTTTAACCCTGTTGATATGACACCACTCAATATTGCGATGGATAATGTCTATCGTTTAGACCGTGAACAATACTTCATTGACAATCCTAATCTCGGTGATTGGGATTATGTCATTGAATGTTATCAAAACTACTACATTAAAGGAAAGTATGCTTTTGCATCATGGAAAAAGCGTGATGCGCCAGCATGGTTTGACTTTACATATGGTAATGAAATAGAAAGAAAAAGAAGAGAAAGAATAATGCAACGATTAAGGTGATAATATGAAATGTAATGATTGTAATGATAAAGGATATATTGACCGCTTTGATAGCAGTCATGATATGAATGTGCGAGAACCATGTTGGTCATGTGAAAGTGAAAAGCAACATGAGCAGGAACTTATTCAAAAGGTTTCAAAACTGATTGTGAATACCAGCCCACAAAGGTTGGCACTATTGGTTGCTGAAAACATTGTGAAGAATGCTCACATTATGGATAGAGAGTATTCATATCTAGAACAATATATTGTAGCAAAGCAAAAAGAATCGCTATTGCTATATGCAAACACAGTTTGCTAAGAACATAAAGGGCATGTGGTGTAATGGATAGCATTTTGGCCTTCTAAGCCGAAGATACGGGTTCAATTCCTGTCATGCCTACCACTCAAAGGAGAAATTAAAATGCAAGTAGAATTTAGAATTGTAGAAGATAGCGAACTTCCAGCGATAATTATTACTGGAGGCGATACTGGCGAACCTAAAGTTGTGTTGAATACTTATCACAAACTTTGGATTAGTCTAAATAGACGAATAATTGCAGGGATTACAGAATCCCTTCAAGGAGAAATGGATAATATCTTAACTGCTTATTTGGAAGAACAATATACCTTCCAAAAAGAAGAAAGAGAATTTATGGAGGAATAAAAATGACTGATGAAATGACAATGGCAAAGCGAAGATTAGGAACTTCTCATTGGGATAAGAAATTGGTAACAAATATGGTTGCTCTTTCTGTTTCTAATGATTATGAAGAAGCCCACAAAGAATGGATTGCTACTGGAGATGTTTGGTGGCGTGGTCAAACAGATAACATTCCTACATGGGTTCAACAAAACAATCATCCAATGAAGTGTCTTTGTGGCCACGATATTGTTTATCATTTCCGTATTCAAAATACAGAAAACGGCAATGAAGATATTGTTGGAAGCGACCACATTAACTCTTACTTGATTATTCGGGCTATTGCCAAAGAAACTGGTATGAGGCCTGATGAGATTACAGAAGAATTGATTCAACAATGGTTAAATGTCCGTGTTAAAGGAATGAAAGCCGAAGCATGGTGGGCTGAAAATGGTAAATCGTTTGAATTGATGTTTAATACTGTCAAAGAAGCAGACCTTCGCTATAACACTAAGGTTAAGGATTGGAAATACAACTATGGCACTAAAAGGAATGAACCAGTCTACAAATTAATTAAGAAAGCATCACCAACAGATGAAATGGCTTCTATTGTTTGGCGTTGGAATCATCCCGATAACTCTAGAGCGCAAATTAATTCAAGAGGCTATCCTAATGAGAAACTCATGTATGATTTGAGTGTATTTTACATTAAGTGTCTTACTGGTCTTAATGACCAATTACAGGCTGAAAAGTTGGCTAGAGAAGAAAGAATTGCTCAAGTTGCCGAGCAACAAAGAATTCGTCAAGAAGAAGAAGCCCGAAGACAGGCTGAATATGCGGAAATACAACGACAACGGGAACTTGAGCGAAAAGCCTACGAAGAGAAGATGCGCCCCATTTGGGAAGAAGAAGCAAGGCAAAGAGAGATTAAAAGAAAGAAAGCCGAAGCAAGGGAAAGGAACGATTTGTTGTTGCATATGGCAACACATGGTTCTAAAGCAGATAAGATGATAGAATACTATGGTCTAGAACCTATTAACTGGCAGAATATCAATCCTAATCTCTCCCTTCATGATTTGAGAACTTTACATCGTTACATCAATAGTGACATGAAGAATTTAGACAGGTCTGACTTAAGGCGTATTGAAGAGATAACAAAAGGTGATAAAGAATGATTGACACAGACAAATACGAATGGGATAGCAAATGCAGATTGGTGGTGATTGACGGAGAACTTTTCCAAAGAGGTGCGAATGGAGACTACCACATCACCGACCAACTCCACGATAAGGCTGTTGCACAAATCGTCGCAGACGCACCACTTCTTCTTCAAGAAGTCAAACGACTGTATCGGATGATAGATGGGTTGCAGATGGACTTTGACCATGATGCACACATTTGGTTTCACGACGAAGGATGGTGCGAATACTTGAGCCATCCTTGTGCAATATGTGATTCAATGGAGAGTGATGAAGAATGACGAAGATTAAAATTGAAGAAACATGGCACACAGTAAATTGGGATAAATGTCTTGAGGATTGTTGTGGGGATTGTTACGAATGGAACAGAAAAGAATACATCGGAAATCTCGCATCAATGCGTGTTTATCGTTTGGATAACCACGATAACTGTTATGTTGTTGAGCAACATTTTAGTGATGGTGCTATTGTTGAAGGTATGATTGGAGAGCCAACAGAATGCGGTGATGAAGAATGATTGGAAAAATATTGAAAGGTGCAGTATTAGTTGGAGTTGGGTTAGCAATTGGACTCCCCTTATGGGGATTGCTGGCTGAAAACTTAGACGAAATAGGTGAAGGAAAGGGTGAATACTTATGAACCCTTTTTATAGGATAAGGAATATGGAAGTAATAAAGGTGATATTATGATTACTATGCGAATTTTGAATGAAACAGGCCACACAGAATTGACTTTGGAAGTTTCCGAAGTCATTGAACAAATTGATAGCCATCCTACCCATTGGCTATTCGTTGATGGAGAACTCGTTTCTCGTCAAAACATTAACGAAATTAATTGGGATGCGGTGGAATCAGTAGACCTAACTCCAGCAATTGTAGGAGGTTGCTACTAAATTCCATAGTGTAGCCTTATCCTTAAGCGAAGTGGGGAGAGAGTAAAGTCCAATTACTCTCTCCCCAATACTTCCTTTATTAACTGTTCAATAATTTTATGTGGAGTTTAAAATAAAGGATTGATTTAAGTGCATCTAAATGCTCTTAAAATTCTTTATTGTAAAATTCACCAATCAGACTCTTTTATCCAAGAAACTGATGATACTCTTGTGATAACACAACTTATCTATCAAAAACTTTGGAATTACCCGATGGCGATTGACGAAGGATTCGCTCTTTATATTAAAAGGCGAACTAAAGAAATAGAAGATGCTTTACGCTATCATGCGAGGAACTGCGACTCGCCTTGTATAATTTGTAGTGATTTAGAAAAAATAGGTGTTTAGATGAAAGAAAAAAACCCCGAATATGTGTCTAGCATTAGAGCGCACAAAAATAGAATAGCAACTCGTTGTAGAGTTTGCGGAGGACAATTACTTGAGTCCTATGAAATAAAAAAAGAAATACATGAGAAATGTAATAAAGATAAAAGCAATATGTATATGATGTGATAATATGACAAAAGAATATGAAATGATAATACCAACCCCCGATGATAATAATAGTTCGTATAGAATTCAATTTACTTGTAATTCTACTAATATATTTGGTAATAGAACTATTCCTCTTTCTGTTGATAGAGTTGTTGGAAATGACCCTATTTTAGATGGTCTAGCCAATTTCTTTGGAAATTATTTGTTTCCTAGAAAAAGAACTTATAGAAGATATTCTAATTATAGTGGTCTTAAGGAATTAGACAACTTTGTAATTAATTTGTATGGTTGTCCTATTTTACTTAGTCATGATACTAAGGTTTCAATTAATGGTGTAAAACATAGTGTAGCCAATGCTAAATCAATTCTCGCTAGAATGTTTTCAAAGGCTATTCGTGAAAAAGACGGAACTAAGTTATTAGTGTATTTAGGTAAATTAAACAAAATGCCCGAAAATGTAGCCTATGCTCTTGAGAATCGTGCGCCTTTTGTTTTTTGGCATGACTATGAAAAACATGAAGTGCGACTTAATGTTCAATTAATTGATGATAACGCAGTAGCCATTGAAGTGAGTGATGGTATTTGGGGCAATATGTCCTTTAAAGACTTAGATGCTTTTTGTAATGCTTATCGTTTTGATTCTAAGCGTAGTAATTGGTCTTATATTTCTCCTAAAGAACTCTATATCAAAACTGTTGGTAAAGAACCTCTTGCTTCCGAAGTCAAAGTGATGAAGAGTTTTCTTCTTCAAAACAGAACGGCTGATTTAGTTGAGAAGAGAGCGAGAGAATTAGTTGATGAAATGGTTAAGAAATATCCCGATAGGCTTTTTGCTGAAAAGGATGAAACTGGTTTTGTTACGGCCTTAAGTGTTCGTGGTAAAATAGCAGATTGGAAACTAACGGCTAAAACTCGTAGTTCTGGCGGAAGGCAAGATGTTGCTACTTATGTTTATGGAATTGATGCTGATTCTAACCCTGTTTATCGTGGGCCGATTTGTATTGATAATTTGAATACCAATTCATCTATTGGCGACCAATTTGTTGCTAGAGCATTAGCCTTACTTAATGACCATGTTGTTGTTAATATGGTTTCAACAATTAAATCTTATATGCCAAATATAGAAGTGAGAGATGATAATAATGGTTTGCCCCGAATGCAAAGGTGAAAATAAACATTTTAATGAGCGATTAGGAGAATCAGTTTGTGATGATTGCGGTCTAGTTATTGTGACTGAACCATTTGAACAAACTGTTCTTCTCGTTCAAGATGGCTACGCTATTCATTCTATTGATAATGGTGTAGTAGGAACTACAAATGATATTCCTAGACATATCAAAAAAGGAATACATTTCTGTAATATGGCATTAAATGCTATTGCCCCCCAATTGAATTTGAAAGATAGAGTGGCTAAAGTATATGTTGATGCTCACAATAAGAATCTCCTAACCTCTAAGAGTTTAGAAGATAGAGCCAGCGCAGTTGTTTACTATGTTCTTAAGGAAAACAATACTCCGTTTACTATGCATGAAGTTTGTTCGGAGTATTCTAGCAATCCTAAGATAGTAAGAAACATAGTTCGTAAAATCAATCAAGTGTATGGTAATAGAAATTGTTCTATTGTGAATCATGACTTCTCTTTAGGTAAAGAACTTAACAAATTCAATTTGGGATTAGAGTTTGAGAATGCATGTAAGAAAGTTCTCACTAAACTTGAAACTGATTTTGATGAGCAATATTTTGTGAGAGGTAAAGCATACTATGCAACGATTTGTTGGTTTGCTTCGCTTCTATTGAACTCTCCTCTTTCTCAAAAAGAAATATCGGAGAAAACGGGTGTTCCTGCCCAAACAATCAAGGTGAAAGGTAATGAATTATGTGTTCTTCTTGGTTTTAAGGAAACAAAACAAATGAAAGGAAAAATAAATGAGGTGTAAATATGAATGAAATATGTAAATGCGGAACAGTAGGCACAACAATGTGCGATTGTGAAACCTGTGAAAAATATATTTGTAGAGAATGTGCTAGATTGGTTGTAATAAAAAATGAATTATTCATTTTTCACAATGACCGATGCATTCCAAAACAATATAGAAAGGAGGAATAAAAATGTTGAATACTAAAAATGGAAAATTGTATGTTAATAATAAAGAAGTCATAAAAGGGTATGAATCGTTTAGCGGTTGGTATTGGTTTGTGACTGAAATAGATGAAGAAGATTATGGAGGACACCCATTGTATTTTGGATATGTTCAAGGCTTTGAGAATGAATGGGGTTCTTTTTGGATGGGTGAACTACAACCTCTAATTGACGAAGGAAAAGTTTGGGAAATTAATGAAGTAGATTTACCACATGCAGGAAGGAGAGAATGAAAATGATTAATTGTAAATTATGTAATAAAGAAATGGAAGAATACGAAGGAAATAACCCACAACCTCTTCTTCCTAATTTTGAAGATAGGGTTTGTAGAGATTGTAATAATTTTGTAACGGCTACAAGAATGTATATGATGGGGTATTCACCCGAAACGCAAGAACTTTTAGCAAAACTTATCGGACAGATTATGCAAACCGCTTATAGTTTAGGAAGAGTTCACGAAGAATGGAAAAAGACAAGAGAGGAGGAATGAAAATGAGAAAAGTATTAGTTATTGGAGCAGGAGGTATTGGGAGTTTCCTAATTCCTCTATTAGATAGAGTAGGTTTGTATAATATTGCAGTAGCAGACCCCGATAAGATTGAAGAAAAGAATTTACCATATCAAAACTTTGAAATGAATGTTGGTAAAAATAAAGCAGAATACATGAATAAGTATTCTTCTGTTTTTAGCACCAGTTGTTATCCTATCCTGACTGAAAAACAACTTCAAGGATATGATTTGGTTGTTTGTTGTGTAGATAACTTAGGATTAAGAAAGACACTCTATAATTCTAAAGTAAAGTGGTTAGATTTGAGAGCGCAGGGAAGAAATTGTGTGTTAGTTTCCTATCAAGCAAACCCATCACAATATGATTCTTTATTGGCAGGAGATTCTTCTAGGTCTTTTAGTTGTCAAGGGGATTCATGGGATGGTTCTAATACAGGTGTGCATTTTATGCAGGTTACTGTTGCTGGAATGGGCGCACAATGGATTCAGCGTTGGTTTAATGAGGAAGAAGTTCCCGAATTTAAAATGGTAAATGTTTGAGGTGAATAAAATGAGTAAAATGGGTAATATTGGAATTGATGATGAAGATGATGATAGTGGCTATGATGTTTGGCGCATGGAAACTGCTATGCTGAATGAACGAAGATTAGAAGCAATTAATCACATTGAACAGGCTTGGGACATGATTCTTTGTGTGCATGGTATTTCTTCTACTTCTAAAGTAGAAGAATTTGAAGATATGGAACACACCCTTGATTTTCATAGGGCTATTTGGTATGCTTCAACTGAAATCTTACCTGCGCTTGAGGTTCAAGCAGTAATTGATTCTAAGAATCAAATCTTTGTTTCTACTGGAACGGCTGGATATGTTGATTATTTGACAATCAATCCATCTAATCTTATCGGTATGAAGTTGCCGATTAAGTGTTGGATTCATACTCATCCATTTGGTTCAGCGTATTTTAGTGGAACTGATTGGCGAACAATTAACATTTGGGAATTGAATATGCAAAGTGCGTATGTCTTAGGAGGAGAAGGACACTATGGATATTGGGATAAAACTAATCCTAATCATTTAGACATTTATGTTGATGGTGTTTTACATCGCAAGCAAGATAGATATGTTGTAAAAATAAGAGGTGAAGAAGAATGAAAAAAATAACAGTAGAAGATATGACTTGTGGATTTTGTGGCATCAAAGGTCACACTTCTAGAAGTTGTTCTAAAAAGAAAGAAGCGGAGCAATTAGAAGAAATGAAAAGTAAAAAAGAGTCTAGAAAGAAATCCAAAAGATACTCTTTTGGAGATAATAAAAATAACAAACCTCTTTTGGCTCTTTTAACAAACGAAGGTAAGGATGCGCTACTTAATGGTAGAATGATGTATAGTAGTCATTTCACTAATCCAGTAAAACCAGAAACGGCAGTTTGCGAAACCTTGATTGAACCTTTCTTTAAATTGTTTGATAAATCAAATAGTGATTATTTAGTTGAGTCATCAAGAGAACCAACCTTTACAACAGTTAGTGGAAAGAAAAGACATTTAGATTATCTTTTGACAGTTACTCAAAAAACAGGAACTAAGAATTTCAAATGGCTCGTTGAGGCAGAAGCCCCAAACCGTTCACATAAAGGAATGGAACAGGTTGAAGAATTCATTGATGAAGTTCCAAATATTAACGAATATGGTTTTATTGTAACTGATGGTTTCCATTTCCATATTACTGATAATACAAATGAAGTTATTGAATGGGAACATTATACAATTAAAGAATTAAGAAAACTATTGAATAGAATGTATAGAATTACAACGATGGATAAAATCAAGTATGGCCTTACTGCTTTTGGTGCTATTGCTCTAATGACTTATGCATATTTTAGTTTATGAGGTGAAGAAGAATGAAATATTATATTGGCGACCCCTGTTATATTATTCCCGATGACGAATGGAGTGAGTTTTGTGAAGCAACATTCCTTCAATCTAATCGGGCGAAGGTTCAAGACTATGGAAACCATTGTGATTCTGTATTTGATTGGAAAGGTCAAGAACTCACTATTTGGTCAAACGGTGGAGATGGCACATGGACTTTTAATGGTGTTGAAACTACAAATGGTGCAAATTCATTCGGTGTTGATGCAGGTATTTTCTGTATCATTGACCTTGATAAATTACCTAATGCGCCCCGATATGAGGCGAGCCGTGTCGGTATGCTCTTTGACAAAAAACCCGATTTATATGTTGAAGACGGTGTTGTTTATATTAACGACAGACATGATAATTCTATGACTACATGTTGGAATTGTGGCCATATTGTTTTTCGTGACGACGCTGATTGGGAATGCGAGAATGGTGAATGTAGCGGTTGTGAAAATTGTTTTGAATGTGAATGTGAGGATGATGAAGAATGAAGTGGATTATTACTAAAGTAGACTCAAAAGTTCTCGGTGATTCATGGTATGTTAAGAAAGACGACTATAATTTCTTCTTAACCCAAAGTGAGCAGGAAGCATTAGCGGTTGCCGCACTCTTAAACAAAGGCATGAGGTGGAATGATGAGTAGAGGACTCGCAATACAATATAACAAATTGAAAAAAGAGAATAAATTACTTCAAGAAAAGATTGAATATTATGAATCTCTTTTATACTCTAACAATATTTGTAGGATATGCGAGCATAATGATGCAGTTTTGGAGGTAGAATGATGAAAGCAGTTGGTAATTGGGTAATAGTTGAAATTGAACAAAGGAAATCAGCGAGTGGTATTCTTTCCATGCATCGCAATGAAGGAGTATGTATCTCATGTGATGTTGATGAATCCATCATTGGTAAGAAAGTAATTTGGTCATCTAAGAATAGATACGAAGAATTTGATAATTACTTATTTGTTGAATACAGTTCTATTTTAGCAGTATTAGGTGAAGAATAATGTGCGGTGCAATTCCAGTAGAATGTGAAATATGTGGTGTATTTTATAGAATAGAAAAATTATGCGAGTGTGGAAAAAATGAATGATATTGAATTATATGAAAGTATTCTAACTCAAATGTTAGATTTGACAGAAAATGGTGATTTATTCCGAGAAGAAATTACTGATAGATACTTAGTAGGGGAACTACAATTCTTAGTAAGCATTATTCATATGCTCTTAGATTCAATTCCAACTAAGAAGCAAAACTATGATTTGTGGAAAGGCCTTCAAACTAGGCTGGTGGAAGAATGACGGGTAGAAATTATTGCGCCATGTGTGATGCTTCTCCTATCTACAAAGAAATTCCGACTGCGATTGGGATTAGAAACTTTTGTAGTGAAAAGTGCTATGCTGAATATATTGGACTTCCTGTCATGGAAGAAGGCTATTATGGGTTGGTGAAAGAATGAGCGAAGTATTATGTCCTCATTGCCACAATTTCGTAAAGGGTGATTTAATTGAGTGTCCTAATTGTTATGGTTTTTTGGAAGAAGATATGGAGATGATTGAATGATTTTATATGGAAAGGAAGTAAAAAACAAATTGCTTGAAGGTATTAATTTAGTCGCTGATACAGTTAGCCCAACATTAGGGCCACAAGCGAGAACTGTTATTCTTCAAGGTGAACCTCCTATTATCATTAATGACGGAGTTACTATCACTAAATATGTTAGAAGCGAAGACCCTTATATTCAAATGGGAGTTCAAATGGTTCAAAACTTAGCCAGTAAAGCACAGGATTCTAGCGGTGATGGAACAACAACTGCTTGCGTTATTGCTAAGGCTCTATGTAATAGCATTGCTGAACTTGAAACATTTAACATTCATGAGTTAAGACTTCAATTAGAAGAAGCCCAAGAAATCATTCTAAAGTATTTAGATGATAAGGCAACACCTATTGAAGATGATAATATTCTAAACATCGCTACGATTGCCGCTAATAACGATGCTTCTCTAGGACAATTGATTCAAGATGCAATTAGTGCAGTTGGTAGAGAAGGTATTGTTACTGTTGAAGAAGCAAAATCTCATAGAACTGAATTAATTACTAGGGAAGGAGTTCGTTTAGATGAAGGATATATTTCTCATCTTATGGCTGATGAAGATGGAAGATGCACTTTTGAGAATCCTTTGATTTTCCTTTCTAATCTAAAGATTAAGGCATTTCAAGATTTATTACCTATGTTAGAAATTGCTTCTGTTAAGCAACAACCTCTTCTAATTATTTCAAAGGGAATTGAGGGTTCAGCGTTGGCTAATCTTATGATGAATATTATGAATAAGACAATTCAATGTGCGGCCATTCTAGCACCTAACTTTGGCGATGCTCAATTAGATGAATTACAAGATACCTGTTCTTTAGTCGGAGGTAAAGTATTCAATGATGAATCTAGAGATGACCCTAAGTTGATTTCATATGAAGAGTTCGGTCAATGTGAGAAGATTATTATTGGCAAGGAATATACTACTATCATCGGAGGCGTTGGCGATACTTCTCAAAAGATTTCTCAATTGAGAGAGATTGCTCAAGACATGGAGGGCTTTGATTTGTCTAGAATCAAATCAAGAATTGCTCGCTTAAGTGGTGGAGTAGCCACTATTAGAGTTGGCGCAGGTTCTCAACTTGAAATGAGAGAAAAGAAGGAGAGATTAGATGACGCTCTTAACGCTACTAAGGCCGCTTTAAGCGAAGGTATTGTCATTGGTGGTGGTATGACTCTCTATGAGGCTAGAGAGGCTCTAGGGGATTCTCTAGGACACACAATTGTAAAGTCTTCTCTAATTGCACCATTAACTACTTTGATTAGTAATAGTGGTGGAGAGTTATCTCTCTCGCTCTTGAGAGATAAAGGCTACAATGCTTTAACATGCCAATATGAAGATTTGGAAATGGCTGGAGTCTTTGACCCCGTAAAAGTAACAAAGAATAGTTTTGTTGCCGCAATGTCTATTGCTAGTTTGTTCTTGACAACTGATGTAGCCGTATTAGTGGAGGAATAGATATGGAATGCAGTATTTGTCATAGAAGTATGTTAAAAGAACATTTGATTGATGGTGATTTTTGTGCTGATTGTTGGGAAGCCGAAGTAGAAGTTAGTTTTCTTACATGGGCTTGGAATACTCATGCCACAGTTATGCATGATTTATTAAAAGGATTTAATAGATATAAACTTCGCAAATTTGTGGAGGAAGCCGAGTGAAGAAAGCCGTCACCGTTACATTACCTGCTCCTTACGATGCGGAAATTAAATGTCCTATTTGTGAAGGAAATAAATGTAAGGTTTGTAGCATGACAGGCCAAGTAAAGTTTCAAGTTGCACCTAAAATTCCAATTCAAAGAGCGCACATTATCAAGTATGTTGTAGATAACATTCATGATGTTGCTTCGGAAATTACTCGCATGTATGGTTTAGTTCCCGAAGTAAATACAATAGAAGTGTGCGAAGTAAATGATGAGCAATTTGAGATTGTTCAAATTTCAAGTATTGGTGGTGCATGTTGGATATGTAATCCTTTAAGTGGAGGTAATACTCCTAGATATTTTACTTCAAGACAGGAACTTGATAAATTTAAACAGGGGTGGATTAATTGAGCGACTTACCTATGATTGGAAGAGTAGTAAGAAGTGATGTAGACGAAGTTATTATTCGTGCAGGTGTATATTGGAATATACCAGTCATTGATATTAGATGGGCTAAAAATGATAAACCAACAGTTAAAGGAATTAGAATGAATAGAGAAGAAGCAAAACTTCTTCTTGAGATTTTAAAGAGGGAATTAGATGAGAATTAGTTATGTTCAAGCAAAAGAAAGTCTTAGTAAAGCAAATCCAAAAAGACAACATTCAAAGAATGCAGTTAGTGCTTTTCAAGAACAAATGGGGGAATTTGTTGATTTGATGGCTTCTATTATTGAGAAGTCATTGCCTCCAGCAACAACAGGTAGAGGTTCTAGATTAGAACCGAGTCATGTTCACGAACAAATTATGTTAGTGGAATTACAGATGATGAAAGAATGGTTCATAAATACTGAGGAGAGAATGAAATGAATAAATTATATTTAATATGCACAAACGATAAGAAATTTGCATCGTGGGTTGATGAGCAAAGAAAAAGATTGAGAAGAACTCCTATTCTTCTAGACCATTTTAATTCTAGTGTAGGGGAAATGCGATATGCTAATCATTTAGCAAAGGCAACCTTTGTTTCTTATTGGGAGATTCAAAGGGGAGGAGGGCTTCTTAAGATGAGTCCTGCTATTACTCAAGCAACATTAATTCATTTAATGCATCGGTTTCTTGAACAGGAAAAAGAACAGGAAGCCCATGTTACTAATCAAATGATTAGTAATTTCTTGAGATTATTACAGGCGGTTGAACCCGATGAAGAAGAGTGAGTGGGTAAAATTAGCAGGTATTCTTTGGCAGTATGCTGAAACAAATAATGGGAAGATTTCTCCCTTGATTAAAGAAATGATTGTAAAAATAAATAAGAATATGGAAGTGATTATAGATGAATTGGATGACAATGAGCAGACTATTAGAAGCAACAGATTTGAAACAACCAACTCAACAGGTCAAGTTGATTTCAACGGCATTGGGGAATTTTGAAGATAAAGAGAGTTTAGTTAAGATTCTTTCTTTAGACTTAGAATCTAATAATATTGGTTTAGCCAAAGCAAAGAAATGGATGGCTAAAATGTTTGAAGTATTTGATGATGAGATAGAAGAATATTATTCAGCGCATAACGATTTAGGTGATGCAGTTTATTATCTTCAATCTAGTAAAGAAACAACTACTCATTCTTCTTTGAAAAATATTGTTAGACTTCTAGAATTAGATTGTGCTAGTATTTCCAGCACTTCTTATGAACTAGTAAAAGATGCGATTTTTGAAATGTCGTCATTAGAAAGAAGGTGGTTTATTCGCTATTGGTTAAGAGTGCCTAGAAATGGTATTAATTCGGGTATTTGTGAAAAGGCAGTCGCTAAACACTATAATAAGAAATTAACCGATACTAAGAAACATTGTAATTTCAATAGCCTTTCTAATGTTGTATCTTATTATGAAATGGGGAATGAGCCTCCAATGAATTTAGTTCATGGTAAGTTCATTTCACCTATGTTAGCAAAAGAAATTCCTATGGCGAAGTGGCCAAAGGATAAGATTGTAGATTACAAATATGATGGTAATAGGTATCAAATTCATAAGAAAGGTAATTCAGTTATTATCTTCAATAGAAAAGGAAGTGTAGTAACAAATCAATTTCCTGATGTAGTTGAGATTCTTCAAGGATATGCAGTAGAAGAAGCAATATTTGATGGAGAGATTTATCCAGTAGATTCTCATGGCTATCCTCTTGAACACAAACACATGGCTACTAGAGTTCATTCTAAGAATACTCAAGAAGCAGTAAGTAAGGTTTTAGTCAAGTGGGTTATCTTTGACTGTTTGAAGTGGGGCAATGAAACTACAATGAACTTATCTTATAGAGAACGATTAGAGCGTTTCTCTAGTGTTCCTAATCAAGCACATAGAATGACCGAAGGAGAAGATGTTCTCGCTTTTTACAATAATGCCATCAACGATGGATTTGAAGGTATTATTGTTAAGGATGCCTCTCTTCCTTATGAAGCAGGTAAAAGAAGTCAAGGATGGGCTAAATACAAACCTCCTAGAATTGAACTTGATGTTGTTATTCTATCAGCCGAATATGGTGAAGGTAAGAAATCAAATGTGTTCTCTACCTTTGAAGTCGGAGTTAAATCATTAACAGGGTTTACTTCCATAGGAAAAGTAGGAACAGGATTTAGTGACCAACAATTAGTTACTTTAACGAATCAATTAAAACGCAATGTTGAAAGTTTCAATAATGGTAAATTTACTTTCTTACCTAGAATTGTTTTACAGGTTAAGGCTGATTTAATTTCAACTGATGCGAATGGTAATTATGGATTAAGATTTCCAAGAATGGAAAGAATTAGAGATGATAAATATGTTGCAGATATTAATACCTTAGAAGATATAGAAAGAATGGCTTAGTGATTATCATGTTCACCGATGAAGAAGTTGTAGGTTTGATTAATAAATATGGTTTTGTGACCACACTTAGTTTTATAGCATACGGTGATATTGATTTAGACGAAGTTAATATGTTGAGTCTCGGTTTGTTTAGTAAGTTCTTTGCTATTACTGAAAAAGAAACACCGTATGTTGTCATTGTTGATTATATTACTGAAACACAGGCAAGAGCAATGAATTGCTTTCAAGGAACAAAGATAACATTTATTTTTGGAGGTGAATTGGCTCATGAAGAAGCAATGGTTCATCTTATCGGTGAAGGCATTGAATATCTAAGATTCAAGTTTGATTTCTTAGGTAAAGGCAAGTGTGATTACGGTGTTTAGTAAGGATATAATTACGGGTATTTTGCTTTCATCGTCTAAGATGAATTTACATATGTCAGTAGATGAAAGAATGCAAATAGGCTACAATGTTAGATTGCGCCTTGTCATTCGTGGAAAAAATGAATTTATTTTGGCTCTAAGAAGAAGCCTTCTTCAACATGGTATTGAAACAACATACCGAGAAAAAGAAAACAAAAAAAGACCAATGCCTGTTTTGTATATTGGTGGAGTCAAGAACTTATGTAAAACAAAAGAACTCGTTCCCGAACTTCCCGATGCAAAAGATGAATGGAAGTTGTTTAGAGAAGCAGTAGATATTATGTCGGATAGACGACATTTAACTTTAGAAGGAATAGAAAGATTAGTAGAAATAAAAGGAGAATGCGAATATGGGATTAACAACCATGAATAATAATAGACCAATATTAATTACAGGAAAAAATGGAACAGGTAAAACAACAAAGGCTCTTTCTCTCTTGAATGAACCATTAGTTCTTTATGGCGATGAATGTTTTGTAAATGATTTATTGTCATTGCCTATTTCAAAAGGAATTCTTATTGAAGATATTCATTATAACATAGATAAAGAAAGTGTCTTATTTATTCTTAGACATTACAAAGGATTAGTTGTATTAACTTCAATCAATGAGAAATCTGTTCCTAATGAAATTAAATCAATGTGTCAAATAAAGAGAGCAGGAAGCAAAGAGTTTTTGCGAGAAAACATTGAATCCATTGCGCCTCGTAGCGAAAAGCCTCTCTCTTATGAAAGAGATACATTTTCTTTGACTATGGAATATCTCAAAGAATCTAATAGGGATTTGATGGCGGAGTTGTTGAAGTTCAACAAACCATCCGATACTCAAATACTAAGTTGGTTAATTGAAAGTTTACACCCAAATAAATTAATATTTGTTGATGGAGTTGTAAAGCGTAGATGGAGTCAAGATTACTTTTATGAGATGTTAGCCTATGCACATACAGGAAACTTTTTCGGTAGACCAACCATGCCTAAGCGTGGAACTTATTCTAAGATTCCAGCCTTAGCAAAAAGGCTAGGAGTTAAAGATGAACGCTTACTTAAGCAATTGTTAAAAGATGAAGATTTTAGAAAATATGCAAAGTCTAAATTGAACAATGCTGAATGTAGATTATTAAATCTTGGAGAAAAGAAAATTAGAAAGAAAGTTCAACAAATTAAATCTAAACAAAGAACTTTGGGGGATTTTTAATGGTTAGAAATGTAAGAATTATTGAAAAATTAAAGATAATGTTGAAAGACGATGTTTTAGATACTGTTGAGATTTATGATAGGCTTCAAAATCTAGTAGCCTATAATGATAAAAAAAGAAATATAAGAAAAAAATGGAGAGATGCCCCTTCAATGGGAACTCTAACCAATATTCTTAGTGGTAGATTTACCAAAGTGAATGAAGATTATCCCGCTATGTGGACTTATGAAGAGGAATAAAAATGAGATTAAGAAAAATTAAAAATTTAACATGGAGAGTTTATATCTGTAACAATTGCTATAACTGCGAAGTATCTTTAGCAAAAGAAGTTCGTTGTTTAGAATGTAGAAGATATAATTATGCTAAAAGAATGAATGTATTACAATATGTATCATGAGGAATAAAAATGCTATGGACTGAAAAATATAGACCTAATAAGATTAGCCAAATTGTAGGACAACAACACTTTACAATGGATGCTCAATCTTGGATTGACGAAAAAGAAATGCCTAATGTTTTAATTTATGGCAATTCGGGAAATGGAAAAACAACTGCTGGAATTATTCTAGGTAAAGAAATGCTAGGCGAGAATTTCAATGATAACTTCTTTGAGATTAATGCCTCCGATGATAGAAAATTGGAGACTGTTAGGAACGCCATTAAGAACATCGCTAGAAACGCCAGCATTGGTTCTGTTCCGTTCCGTATGTGTTTGCTAGATGAAATGGATGGGATGACCACAGACGCACAGAATGCGCTTAAGAGAATCATGGAAAGATACTCTTCTAACATTCGCTTCATCATTACCTGTAATGACCGTAACAAAATTATCTTTGCACTTCAAAGCCGATGTGCAAACTATCATTTTAAGCCATTAGGTCATGCTGATATGATGCATGTCATTTCATCAATTCTCGCTAAGGAAGCAATTACTAAGTTTTCAAGTGAAGAGATTGAATCCTTTTTATATGCTATGAACGGTGATATGCGTAGGGCAATTACAGAAATACAGGCGGCAAAGTCTAGTAATTCTACCCTAGCAAAACAGATAGAAAATACACTTGACGAATACAAAAATATCATTGATAAAATACTGAATAAAAATACAAATGTCTTAGGTGAAATACATGATTTGCTCTACAAAGGTAAGGCTATCAAAGAAATTTGTCATGGACTACATGATGTTATCATTGCCTCTAATGGCCTTGATAGTAATGTCAAATTTAAGTTTCTAAGAACAATAGGAGAAGCAGAATGGCGGTCAATGACTATGACACCAAAGGTATTAGCCTCTTGGATGATTAGTCAATTGATGTGAGAACGAACTCACTAACAAATAGAACAAGCAAAAAAAAATGAAAAAGAAAAAAGTAAATGAGGTGAAAAAATGAGTTATGAAACCGAAATTGAAAATGGTGCGAAGGTTCTAGAAATGGAACTGGATGAAGCAATGGAGAAGTATGCAGGTATCTGTCAAGAGAACAACTTGACACAAGAAAACCCTGTTGCTATTTCTCTATGGCGAAATTATGTAGCAAATGTAAAGCGAAGCAAGCAAAGCGGAAATGAAGGAAGCACAGGTGGAGACAGTCTCTACAAGAATGCTTTTGGCTTCTTTGTAAGTCTTGATGCTCCTAGAGACATGATGAGTTGGAACAGAAACAAAGCAAAGGAAGCATTTCTTCGTGATTCCGATAAGGCTCTTGAAGAAGGTATTGTTGCTCAAGCAACTGAAAACGCTCTAGGTAAGTTTGTTATCTCCCGATACCACAACCGACAATATCAAGAGAAGATTGTTTCAGCCCTTCCCGAAGGTGCTGAAACTCTAGAAGATGGCCGAATCTACATTCCTTTAGATGCAACCGAATCTTATATGAGTGGTGGAAAGAATGCTAATTACGGTAAGCCCCTACCAAAGGAACAATATCGTAGAGCAGGTATCTTTTATGGTTCAATTATGGGAGGAGAAATGAAACCTTATTATTTCTCTTACAAAAACCAACCTGCCGTTGATTTCCAACCTCAACCGTTTACATGGGTTCACTTTATTTGTGTTGCTAATGATAACGGAGAAGATATTTACGGTGCTACAACTAAGACTCTTAACAGTCTTACTTTGAATGACAGCCTTGACCCCGAAAGCGAAGCCTATCGTGATGTTAGTTCTTATGACATTCAAGAAATTCTTGTTGAGAAGTTTAGTGATAAACTAACACCTTTGGTTGAATTAGACCGTAGGCACATGGCTATCCAAACACTTCCTGCCAAAGACCGATATATCATTACTGATGGAACGGTTTGTAACATGAATATGACTCCAACTTCAAATGGAAATCGTATCATCAACATTACTGACCTTAATGCAGAAATGGATTATGAAAACGATACTGGCATGGTAACTTGTTGGATTCCCGAACATCTTGAACTTGACTTTGGTATTGGTTCTACTGTTATTGTTATTGGTAGAACATCTCAACGACAAGGTGAAGATGGAGTTGAGCCAGCAACAATCAATACGGCTGGAATTTATGTCACAACACGACATGGTTCTCCAGTTGATGTTCCTGTTCCTGCGGAGGAGGACTTTGACTGGTTTTGAGTTGAATTGACTCTTTAATTTGAGTAGGGTTTATCCAGTAATAACAGGAAAAGGTTTGGGCTACGGAGATAGTGCCAGTTTGCGGCATGAACCTGTTTCCCTATTCAAAAGAGGTGATATTATGAAAATATATGATAATGCAATTGAAACAGAAAGAGCATTTATTCATTTTAATAATGTTCAACATATTAGTTGGAATAAATATGATGAAGAAAATGTTGAAGTTAAGATACACTCAATGTCTAATTTCATTATTCAAGTAATGAAATTTGAAGATGCTGAATATTTATTAACAAAGTATAAAGTTCACATGGGGGTGAAAGGATATGGAGTTTAAAGATATTTTTCTTTCAATAGAAAATAAGTGGGAAGTAGACTTAACGAGAGTAGACTTCATTACAATGAAAGAAAATTGGGATGATGGAAACCATCACATTAAGTTACACATCGGAACAAAAGAAGTCCGATTGGTTTGTAGCAATCAAAGAGAAATAGATGAATTAGTAAAACAATGGAAAAATGCGAGGAATAAAAATGAGTATAACAAGCAAAACAGGTGAAGCGACTACCATGAATTTTGGTAAGAAACAGGAGGAGTTTAATCATAAATTCCGTGAATTAATGGAAAAGAAGAGAGCAGAAAGAAAATCTCGCCTTGTTCTAGGTATTTGGGGTGAACCTAAAACTGGAAAGACGGGTATTGCTCTTGATTTTCCCAATAGGCCAATTTATGTTCTTGATTGGGATAAAGGCGTTGAATCAACATGGATTGAACACCACAATGCTACTGATAGAATTCAAATTTATTGTCCTATTGAATTAAACAAAGACAATGTGGTTGATATTGAAGTGAGTGAAGAAAATTCACATATGTTTATTCGCTATGTCCGTGAAAAGATTGATAATGGCGAGAATCCTATCTTCATCATTGATGGAGTAGATACATGGTTTGAATCATGTATGTTAAAGATTAATCCAAACCCTAGAATTGTTACTAAGGTTATGCCTTATATGTATGGTGCTAGAAACAAAACATTCTATCATCTTCTAGATACTATCTACAATCTAAATTGTGATGTTATTTACATTACTCATGAAACAGAACGATATGTAGACAATTCTCCAGTTGGTGTGCAACCAGCATGGAAAGATTGGGGCGGTAGATTAGAACAGGAAATCTATTGTTCTCGCAAAAACATAAAAGGTGAAATTCACTATATTGCAGAACTCATTGGTTCTAGAACTAATGGTAATTTAGTGGGAACTCGCTTTACTACGAGAGAAGGAACACCACCCAACATTAAATGGAATGGAATTAAAGAATTACAGGAGGGTAAAATATGAAATTTACAATGAATACAAAAGAAATGAGAGAACTACTTGAAAGCATTCAAATGAAGGGAAAATATTCTACTTCAAATGGATTTTCCAATAGCAGTTTAGGAACAGAAGTTTATTTTGTTCTCAATGATAACTTATTGAGAGTATATAATGGAGATGCAACCTTTCTAGTCCGAGCAGATACTACTGTTCAAGGTGAAGAAAATGGAACTTGTTGTTGTGATGTTTCACAAATTCTTTCTTACTGTAAAACCTTTGGCGAAAACACAATGTTTCATGTGACTGACTTTATTACTCTTTCTTCGGGAAGTAAGAAAGCAACAATACCTATTATTTTAGATAATACTTCTTTAGCAATGTATAATGCTCTTAATAAGAATTTAGGCGATGTAACTTATACTCTTTCACCAACTGAACTTCCTTCTTTTGGAACAGGTAAATTTGAAGGAGTCTTTACTTTAACTTCCGATGATTTTGAATCATGTATGCAATCTATGGAATTAGTGAAAGCAGGAACATATAGATTAGATTTTACAGATAATCGTGAAGTAAAGTTTAGTTCCCGTATAAGCACAGAAAACAGATATGAAGAAACAATGAATGCAGTCTATACTCATGGAGAAGCGGCAACAGTTCAATTTACTTCTCCTCTTCATAGATTATTTAGAAAAGGTGAAGTGCTTAATTTCTTTGTAAAAGATGAATTTCCAGTTTTAATTATGTCAAATAACAGATTGTTAATAAAAGCACCAGTAGTAACAGAAGGTTGAAAATATGATTATTAGTAAATATAAAAATAAAAATACAGTCTATGTTTCTTGGAGAAATGAGAAAGGTGAGAAACAAGAACTATTTAATGACTTTATTCCTTATTTCTATATTGATTCAAATGCGCCTAGACCAACGAATTATCCAATAAGTAAATTTTTAGATGGAGAATTTACTTATGTTGAAGGAGATTGGGTTAATTTAGAAGGACAATCTTTAGTTCGTTGTTATTATGAAAAGCATAGTGATAGAAATGCAAAAGATGCACACGCTAAAACATATGAAGCCGATGTTCCTTATCATTTTCGCTATTGCGTTGATGAATTAAAATCACTTCATGAATATCCTATGCGTAAATGGTATTGGGATATGGAATGGCAACAGGGAGGAGAACACGATGGGGCTATTACTGCTATTGTGACTTTTGATAACTATTCCAAAACATTTTATCAATTTGTTTGGTGTCCTAATAATGAATTTAGTGGAGATATTTACAAAGAGTTGTCTATTGAAAATTACGAAACTAAATTTCTTTGTTTCACAAATGAAAAAGATATGATTAATGGATTTCTGTTTTTAATGGTTAATCATGACCCCGATATGTTGATTGCTTGGTTTGGATTAAAGTTTGATTTGCCTAAATTATTAGAAAGATGTGTAGTTCATGATATTGATGCTAGAAAAATCTCTCCAATTGGAGAGATTAAAGGATTTACTAAGTCCAACGGCTATCATTTTGCCTATGCTGAAAAAGGCTACTCTCCAATTGAGCAACCTATCGGTGGTAGAATTACATTGAATCTTGATTTAGCCTTTGAGCGACAATGGAATGATTCTCAAAGAGGAACATTGCCTTCTCTATCTTTAGAGTATGTCTCTCAAACACTTTTTGGTGAAGGTAAACATGCTGAAACTAAGTTTGAAGACCCTAATGAGTTCTATCGTAGGGCATGGCTAGAAGATTCAGTAGCCTACTTTCAATATGCGCTTCAAGATGTAGAGTTACTAAGAAAAATTGACGAAACTAATTTTACTAGTGAGGCCATTATTTCTTTACAAAGGCTTCTAGTTGCGCCATTTGATGCATGTTTCTACGCTTCACACATGGGTTCAATCTATTTCATGCGTAATGCTGATTGGAAAGCACCGACTGGCAATAAAGATATAGTTAGAGAAGAATATGAAGGGGCTATGATTTATGACCCTCTTAGTGAACAAACTCAAGGACTTCATTTAAATGTGGCCGCTTTTGATTTTGCTGGTCTTTATCCGAGTATGATGATTGCTAGAAATATCTCATGGGAAACTAAATCCTCTAAGCCAACAGAATTAGGCGTGAATATTCTTACTCCTAGAGATTTCAGTCTTGCATCCGAGCAAAAGATGCTTTATTACAAAACTGATAAATTAGGTCTTCTTCCTAGAGCAGTCTTAGAACTCAAGGAATTAAGAAACGACTACAAACAAAAAATGCGAGAAGCGAGAGAGAATAATACTGGTGAATACCAAAAGTGGTATAATAATCAAATGGCAGTTAAAAGATTAATGGCTTCCTTTTATGGTATAGTCGCATTTCAAGGGTTTGGATGGGCTGATGTTGATTTAGCCGCATCTATTACTGCTAGTGCGAGAGAAGCCATTAGAACTGCGGCATTTGTAGCAAAGGGGATGGAAGAATGAATCCGCAACTGAATAAATTGCCGCCCCATGAAGGTTTAGGAGATATTGTTTTTCAAGAAGCAGAAAAAGAAACTGGCGATATTCCTTTTTATCGCCCTTGTCTTTATCGTTGGAGTAAAGAAGAACAGGAGAAATATGAAGAAGAAAACGAAAGAAGTTTCTTTTGTTGGTGCATTAAAGGGGCGAATCCTATTTATGGAGTAATGGCTTGGATAGTGAAGGAGATGGAAATATGATTGAATACAGTATTGGTTTGATATTAGGCTATTCATTAGCAAAATATCTTACACCAAGAGTTTCTTCTATTATCATAGGAAAGTATCATATTCATCATTGGATTTGGTCTTTTTTTATTCTTTTAATATTACTAAATGTTGAGACTCTTGATGGAGTGGTTGGCTTAATTACGGGAATTTGTTTAGAAGGTTTATCTTATAAAAATTGGTCTATTAAGACAAAGGAGATGCGAGGGGGGCTATGAGTATGTATAATTGTAAAGTTTGTTATGACATAGTGCATGTTGTTCATCCCGAATGGGGTATTTGTCATCCCTGTTTTTTAAGAATGAGGAGAGTTATGAAATGAAGAACTATATTTGTCCGAAATGCCTTGAAAAAGAATTCAAGGTGTATTTTGCTAGCGATAATAAAGCAGGTTTAAACAAACTACAAATTGTATGTAATAATAAAAACTGTGATTTTAAATCAAAGTTAATAGAAGTTATGAGGTGATTAAATGTTTAATTTAGATGAATTAATTAGTGTGCAAAAAGAAACACAAGAAACTCTCTCCGAGTTGCTGGAGAATGTAAAAAGAAGCAACAAAATATTAATGATGGTTAATGTTGTAAACATAGCAACTATCATTACATTACTGGTGGTAATATTATGAATTTAGAAGAAATAATTAAAGAACAAACTATAACAATTGGATTATTGCAGAAAACAATCAACAATCTACTGAATTCTTTGAAAGAAATCAGAAATGATTTAGATGATGTTTTAGAAGATATAAATGCTATTCATGTTGATATGAATAAAGAAGACAAAATTGGATTAGCAGTTAGAGAATGTCAAGAATCCATTGCTGAATTAAAGAATGAGCCAATAGGAATTATTTTTACAGATGTGATGTGATGAAAGTAGTCTATGGTCATACTGATTCTATCTATGTTCAAGTAGATAGTATTGAAGAAGCAAAAGAAAAATTAGAGGTGATTCAAAGTGAAGTTAGGAAAAAGTTCCCGAATGTTCTCGGACTTGAACAACATCCCGTTGTGTTGGAATTTGAGAAGTTTTATTCGGCTCTTGGCGTTGGCACTACGAAAAACAGAAATGCTGGAATGATTATTTGGGAAGATAATGTTTTCTTAGATAAGCCTAAATTTACAATGACAGGGTTTACTGCTAAAAGAGTTAGCGAAACAAAACTAGCAAAGCAAGTTCAAACTGATGCATTAAAAATGTGGGTGTCTCAAAAGACTCAAAAGGAAATCAACACGCATCTTTACAATATCTTTCAAGAAACCTTGAAAGGACAAATACCTTTAGAGTCAATTATTAAAAGAAGCCGTCTTAAAGAAAATAGATTTAATCTACGATGTAGATTTAATCATAAGCATAATCTTAAGGATTTAATTGGGGATAAGAAAATTTGTGGCTATAAGAAGAATAAGAATTCAATGCCTTGTCAAGAATCTGTTTCTAATTTTAAAACTTTAGAAAATAAGCGACCCAGTATTTCTGCTGGAATAGCAGGTATTGTATATTGTTGGCAACAGAAAGATATGGAGTTTGAAGATTCTTATTTGCATTTAAAGGTAAAAACAGATGAAACTTTTATTCATCCTTTAACTAAAGAAACTAGACAAGTAGAATATGTTGCTGGAGTAACTTATGCTGATTTTGATAATTATACTCCCGATTGGGAACATTATGCAGAACAGGTAATTAAGAAAGCCGAACCAATTTACAATGCTATGGGCTGGTTGGTTTCGGGTATTAGAAACGGAACAATGCAAATGAGTTTAGAAGAGTGGTTTTGATGGCAACAGTATTTTGTATATTATGCGAAGGTAAATTTAATGCTAGGCCGCATAAGTCTAGCAAACCAAATTATACTCCAATCTGTTCAGTATGTAGAAGAAAGCCTACACCCGATGAATTTAGATGTAGAGCCATATCGGGTTCTACAAATGAAAGATGTAAGAGTTGGGCTGACTTTGATGGAAACAGATGTGGAACACATAGGAGAGTGAAAATAAATGAATAAAGATGAAAGATATGAAGCGAGAATTAAATCAATGCGAGAGTTTACCTATCAATGGGATGCTAGCGCATATGAAGACCCAAGTAAGCCAATTTTGAAGATTACTAAATCTTCTTTGGGGGCGCATGAATGGTGTCCTAAGAAATATGACTTTGGGTATATTCAACGATTGCCTCAAGACCAATCGGAAGCAATGAGAAAAGGAACTGTTCTTCACAATCATCGTGAGAACTTCTTTAATCAATTTGACCTTAAGAAAGCAGAAAATATGTCTGCTGATGAAGTCATTGATTATTGCACAGGACTTTTTCCTATTGATGATTATTTTGATGTTTCAATGACTGTTGCGGCGTTTGAAGCCCAACGATATATTGAGGCTAGAAGTGAAGATAAAGTTCATGAGTTTTTACCAATTGTAAATGAAGGTAAATTTGATGCTGAAATTACTATTCCTAAAGATATAAGTAAAAAATATCCATTGAAGCAGGATTATGTTATTCATATTCAAGGTATTATTGACCGCATCTTTATTGAGAATGGTAATCTAATTCCTTTTGAGTTTAAAACTGGAGGTTGGAAAGACTACAAATCAAGTTCAATGCGTCAAGAAATGGCTTTCTATCAATTGCTTATTGAACAGGCTTCCGATGAAGTTCTTGAAAAGAATGGATTAACGAGAGATATGAAAGTAAGTCATTGGGGATGGTATTACCCTGTTTCTAATTATATCTATGTTGAAGAAATTAAGAAAAGAACAATGACTTCTGTTAAGGATAACATTGCTAAATTAATTCAAGCCTACGAAACAGAACATTTTCCAACTAAGTTCTTTTACAAAACCTGCGCTCATTGTTCTTATTTTGGTATTTGTGACGGAGCGCAAGATGATACATGGGTGTGAATTATGATAGAGGAATTAATAAAAACTAAGGTATTGAATAAAAATTGGTCTTTTACTGAGATTTCCAATCTTAAAAATACTATTAGTTCTTTATCTCAAGAAGTTTATTCTGAAATGAATGTAATTGAAAGATTTCAATTGGCTAGAGAAACTAAAATCAATGATGGCTATGTAGGATTAACTTTAGAAGATGCTTTCCGTGAAATTGTAATGGCACATATTCAAGGAGAAGTAGCAGGAACAATTAGAAATATGCTTGAAAGCGCAACTGTAAATTTTGGAGGTAATAAAAATGAAGTTTCCGAGAGAAGTGTGGGCGGGGAGTCACATCAAGAACGCACCACAGATGAAGAGAAAGATAGTTCAAACGAAGAATGAATATCTTGAGTTTGTTCAAACTCAAAATAATAAAACCAATGTCTACACAACGGTTTATGATTTTGATGAGTTTAGCGACAATGCAAAGATGGAACATTCAGTTATCATCAATAGAGTCTTTCTTGATTTTGATGCACATGAGGATGAATCTCTAAAAGAGGCATTCAATGATGTATGTATTGTTATGGATTATGTAAAAGAAAATGATTGGGAACATTCTCTATTCTTTTCGGGTAGAGGCTTTCACCTTTTTATTGAAGGTGAAAGAACACAATCAATTCGCAACATACAGGTATTCTTTAAACAAATCAAATCGTTGTTAGGAACTAACTCTACTTTAGATGATAGAGTAGGACAAATTAGCAGATTGCGTAGAGTGCCGAATACCGTGAACCTTTCATCAAGGGATGAAAATGGAAATCCTTACTATTGCATCCCTCTCTTTTACGAGGATTTACAGAATGGTTTAGCCACTTTACACACTTTGGCTAAATACCCCCGCACTATCCCCTATCGCAAGGAGGGTTCAATCAAAGTGATATTTCCCGAAGCACCGCCTATTGAAGACATAGAAGGAGAAGTTGATGTTCCTAGCCACGATGGAACTTTACCCATACTTCCCTGCCTATATCATGCTACAATGAGCGAAAATCCAGCACACATTTCAAGAGCCTATCTAGTAGCATGGTATCGGGATTTGTTAAGCCTCAATCAAAATTTGAAAACAATGGAGGATAAGCAAAAGGTGTTGAATCTAGTTGTAGAAGAACTAAAGGTCGTCTTTGGAGAGAAAGAAGATGTGTGGCTGGATTGGGATGAATCTACTACTAGAAAACATGCCAAGTTTACAGTTTATGGTAATTACAATACTCCTTCTTGCGGTAAATTGATTTCCGATGGATATTGCGTAGGTAAGTGTTGGAGATACCCAAAGGAGTGAGAATATGTTAATTATTGATAGTAGAGAAACTGAGAAGTCTAAGTTATATTCTCTTGTAGAAAAACAGGCAAAGGCTCTCAATATTAAAACCGATAAAAGATGGTTAGAAATCGGTGACTATGTTTTTGATGATGTTTGTTTTGAAGCAAAATCTTCTATTGACTTTTTAGGGTCTGTTATGTCTAAACGGATTTGGACTCAATTAGATAATATGGATAGACATTACAATCATTGCATCGTTATCATATATGGTTCAATTGATGAAGCAATCATGGCCGTTATTGAAAATGCTGATAGTAAAATGCCAATTGCTTCAAGAGCAATAATGCTAAGGAATAAATTTCTAGGTGCAATAGGTAGAATTACTTTAGATACTGATGCTAAACCATTTTGGGTTTCTAATGAAGAAGAAGCGGCACAGATTATAACTTCTATTTGTAAAATAAAACCAATGAAAAGAGAAGTAATTAGACCCGAAGTATTTAAGAGAATAACAACAGATGATTTGAGATTAGATGTATTAACTGGAATCAAAGGCGTTTCCTATAAAAAGGCAAAAGCCCTAATAGACACTTTTGGTTCTATTATGGAAATAGGTGAATGCTCTGTATTTGAAATACAGGCCGTAGATGGAATTGGCGAAACCCTAGCCAAAAGGATTCTATCTACACTTCAATCCGAAGAAAAGGTGAAAATATGAGTAAATATAGCGAATATGAAATAAACGAAGAAGATTGGGAAGTAGTTGAAGAAACTGCTAAACCCTTAACCGAAGACCTACCAAAAATTGTAGCGGAGTTTCAAGCAGATGCCGCTAAGGTATCTCACTATAATGAAATACCTGCCGCAATGTCTTTCTTTACAATTTTAGGACAAGTCTGTAAAGACTTTGTGACTATTCCAACTGGAAGAAACCGTGAAGATTCCCGAATACACTTTTGTTGGATTCAAACTTCGGGAACAGGAAAATCTACGCTTTGGAACTTTGTAGGGCCAGTTGCGTCTAGAACTTTTGAAAGAATAAATGCCACAAACAATCATCCTCATTTGGTATCTCCTATTGATGGACTTATTATGCCAAGAAGATTTGATATTTTTGGAGTTACTGATTATACTGATTCTGTTCTTTTAGGAACTTACAATCAAGAAATTGATGAAGAAGGAGAAAAGTCATATGAAAGAGTTGCTGGACTCCTTGAAGGAAGTGGTTTAGCCCATTGGGATGAATTTGAATATTCGGGTATCTTTAAGCAAAGCCAACACAAAGAGAACTCAATTGTTTATCTAAACACACTAATGAATACTCTCGCTGGCGAATCTTGGGTTATTTCAAAAGCCCTACAAAGTTTTGGAGGACAAATCCTAAACTGCTATTCCGAGCGTTCAGTATTGGCTATGACTTATCCTCCACCCAATCTTAACAATGTGATTGCTGAAAAGGGTGTGCTTCAAAGGATGGTTATGTATGTTGTTGATGTTCCCGACCACATTCAACATCAAATGAGACTTGAGCAATTAGCAAAGGTTGGAACGATTGAAGAAGTTAATCAACCCATTGATAAGTATGTCAATGCTCTCATAGAAATCTATACTATGTTAAAGACACATCATGAAGAAATGGGTGGAGATGCTACTAAGACGATTCGTTTTGCTGACGGATTCAATGCTAACTTGATTCTTGAATATAAGAATATGAGAGCCGAACTAACAAAGAGTCGCAAAGAAGTTGCTGAGTTGGCTTCCAACTTTACTACACGATTGATGGTCAATTTGACAAAGATGAGCGTATTAGTTTGTATTGCTCGCAGTCTCAACATTAAAGATAAAGACTCCCGCTTCTTAGTAACTGGCCAGCATGTGCGAGAAGCGGCCATTATTATGAGGAAGTGTTATATCAGTCTGGTTTCTTGGCTTGAACAGAGCCTAAAGGTTCGTAAGGCGAGCATCGCTGAAAAATCACTTGAGCCTCAATTCATGACAATTTACGATGAAACAGAAAAAGATGAAGAGGGATATACTCATAAAAGCAAATTCCTAGAAGAAATGATTGAGAAAACAGGAAAATCAAAAGCACAGATTTACAGGCATTTTAAAGAAATTGAACATAAGTTTGATGAAAAGACACATGGAAAGTATAGATACATACGATTGATTGGAGAGGATATAGAATGAAGTGGGAAAACACATATTTAGTATTTGATGTAACGAAAGGGCCAAAAGTAATTATTGAAACGCTAAACACTTATGGAGAGGATGGATGGGAATGTTCTTCTATGGTAACAGTAGCAGGGTCAAACATTGTAGTGTTCCTTAAGAGAGCAATTGTCACAGAAGAAAAGCCGAAGGTAGACAAAGAACAGGAAAAAGTTTCTAAACTATGGTCGGGTGAATAACCACCATGTCTGTTCTAGCCTTAGACATTGAAACAAAAAATATGTCGCATGACATAGGCGGTTTTTCAAATACCCATATGTTTCAAGTTTCAACCGTAGCGACTTGGGATGGAAATACTGGAACTGTTTATGTTGATGAACCTGTAAGTAATTTCGCAAAGTCGGGGCATGTCATTAAATCTCTTAGTGAATTAAAATATGATTTAGATGACCATTTTGAAAAAGGTGGCTTATTATTAGGTCATAATTTAGCGGCCTTTGATTTGCCTGTTCTAAGAGATTCAATGGATATTTTCTGTATTAATAAATTCTTGAAAGAAGAACAATATATTGACACTTCTAAGATTCTTTTAAAGAATCATGGAGAAAGATTTCAATTAAAGAATTTGGTAAAATGCACAATGAATGATTTTAAATTAATGGATAGTGCTGATGCACCTAAGTTATGGAAAATGGGTCAATATGATGAAGTAGTTGAGTATTGTATGAAAGATACACAATTAGTTTATGATTTGTGGAATTATGGAAAAGAAAACGGAATTGTAAAAGCGTTTTCTATTAATGGTGAAAAGTTTGTGGATTTGGAGGTTGATTGGTGATGACAGGTTGGGAATGGTTTTGGCTACTTCTGTTTCTTATTACACTTATGCTTCTCTTTTTTGCCGCATTCGGTGGTTCTAATATCACGGAGGAATCCGTTGAAGAATACATGAATCGCCTTATTGGTAAAGAAGAGGTTAGGCGTAAATGACATTGAAACAGATTTGCGCTTATTGTAAAAAGCCAAGTTTGGCAAAGCGTCTACAAGGATTTTATGTTGGTTCTAGTGACCAAGTTAAACTTTGGGAGTGTAGAGAATGCGGTGGCATTTGGTCTAGTAAAACTAACTTCGTTAGAAAAACGGGGGGAGAGTCTTAGGATTCTCCCCCCTAATTTTTTTTGGATTTTTTTTAGGTCAAAATTTCATAAGACTAAAAGCGGTTGGCTTTGTATCTCTAATATCTTAGAAACTAATCTTTTTGGTGTAACTAAATCGCTAGGACTTATCCCACAACTGAATCCCCAAGAATTTAAATGTTTAACTAGCGTTTCAGTAGAAATATTAGCCCCGCTATTTTCAGTAAAAGGGCAACCTCCTAATCCACCCAAACTAGAATCAAATTGTTTTATTCCAGCAAATAGTCCAGCCTTTACTAATTCAATTGCTTTATCTTCATCTCCTTTATGATGTAAATGTAAAGCGCACCGCATATTTTCTTCTTTTGCTATTTGTGCAAATATCTTAACTTGTTTAGGAGTTCCACAACCAACAGTATCAGCAAATACAACTGTATTTCCAAACATCTTAGCATCTCTAATACAATTTCTAATTAATTTTTTGTCAAATTTACCAGAATAAGGAGAACCGAAAGCCATTGAGATATAAACTCTAACATCTTTCTTTGGCACATTTAAAAATGTTTTATACATTAAGATTATTTCACTACGGGTTTTACCCATGTTTTTCATATTGAAAGTTTCACATGGAGAAAATACTAAGTTTATTTTCTTAGCACCCATTTCTATTGCTCTTTCATATCCTTTACGGTTCATCACTAAGACTGCGCCTCGTTGGAATACTTCTTGAGCATCAGCCATTTGCGGAACTAATTTAGGATGAGCCATGCTCGTTTCTTCTACATCTTTGAATCCAGCCTCATACAAAGAAGAAATAAATTCCTTTTTGAGTTCAGTAGGGATAAAATGTGGTAGAGATTGGAGGCCATCTCTCGGACTTACTTCATAGATGGAAACTCTCACAATCGGCACAAGTAAGTGTATAAAATAAACTTTACGAATACATTAGAACTTTAACTGCGCTTTGTGTTGTATCTTGATGAACACCCGCTACAAAAAGGGCAGTTCCGTTAGCATTCCATGCGAAACCAGCAGGAAGCGTAGTAGTGTCGGGGGCGACCTGTATTCCGATGTTTAGTCCAAAATCCATACTTGATACGAAAGTATAACTACTAACATCATAGGGAGTTGATAGAGAGAATTCTGCTATCTTAGCACGATTCGCAGTTGTAACATATGTTCCTTGAGATTTCCGATAACATACAAAAAATTTAGTTCCATCATTATTGAATCTAATTCCAGTTAATCCCGATATTGTGTCACCATCACTATCTACAACTGAAGAAATACTTGTTGTAGAGGAAGAGTAAGAACTAACATCATAAGGCGTAGTTAAAGTTAAAGTTCTAACATTAGCAGATTCAACAACATACAAAATTGTTCCATCGGGTTTTAAGAACAAACCTTGACCGCCATATCCAATTCCGCTTTTAGAACTTGATATACTAGCCAAACTAATATTATAAGCATTGACATTAGGTGTAGGTGGTGTAGGAAGGGGTATATCATATCCACGAATATAAGCATCTGTTCCAGTAACATAAAATTTTGTTCCATCACTATTAAAACAAGAACCTCTTGGGTTATTTCCACTTACTGATAATGTAGCAGAAGTAGAAGTAAAAGAAGGTAATGTTCCTGTAAAGGTATATGCCGCCATAGTATCTGTTGATTGCTCTAAAGCCAAAACAATATCTGTTGGACTTACATCTAATTCTGTAACTACGCTTGATACTGATACTGTTGTTTCCGAATGTAATGTTAATTCGGATAAAGTAAAAGCATTCGCTTTTGTTTCGGCATTTGAGCCAGCAATAGAACAATACAAAATATCACGCACCTAATACAATCCAGTTTGTTCCATCGGAAATACAAGTTACACCATTATATGCAGTAATTGTAATTGTTGATGTTGAACCGTTCATATTGTTTCCATTACCATCTAAAGTTACATTAACGCCTTTCGCTAAAATAGTATATTGTTCACCTGCGGAATGAGTGGAGGGTAAAGTAATTGTTACACTTGCATCAACAAAAAGATATTTACCAGCATCAGCAGAAGTTAGTATTGATGATATTGATTTAGTATCAGTATCTAATTTAGTAGCAGTAAGTGTTGCGGCACTAATAGTAGAAGTAGTAGTAATAGTAGAAGAAGCAGTAATTGTTCCTGTAATGTTTATATCACCTGTTCCTGTAATGTCTTGTGAATTTAAATCCAAGTTTCCACCTAATTGTGGGGAAGTATCATCAACAACATTAGCAATACCTCCACTTCCTGTTTCATCGCTATCAAGAATATACCATCCCGATGCTAAAGTTGTAGGAGTTGGGCTTAAAGGGATGATTGTAGAATCAGTAAGGGCTTGTAGTATAATACTTTGATATGGTTTTAGATTTAATGTAGTTGGACTAACATATCTTGAATCTGTGCTTACTCCACCATTTTCAAAAACATCGGAAGTAAAAATTTCCATGATTGTAGTCGCATTTAAATTTTTAATGAAAAGTATTTTTCCATCGTTAATTGCGGCTGATGGCAAAGTAAATCTATTTGCAGTAGCATTTTGACTAGCATCTGCATAATTAACAATAACTGTTGCATCAGCATCTAAAGTTCCTATTTTTTGTGGTAAAAAAGCCCCTGTAATCGTGGTAGTGCCAACACTAATTTCATTTCCAGTAGTTGCCCCTCTTGTAGTAACAGAATCTAATGTAGAAGTATTATCAATAGTTAAAGTTGAACCTGCCCCTGCATCTGTGAAACTAATATCAGTTCCAGCAGTAATTTGTCTAGCGGAAGGAATAGAAGAAGCATTTGTAGTAATGAAACCATCATTCGTTACATCGTTTGAACGACCCGAACCTTGAACGAGAATCTTAGCCGTTCCCGAAGAACCAGCAGTAAATGTAGAAAGATGAACAATTCTTCCAATGTTTTGAATTGCGTCTGCATCAGCCGTTGGGCGAGTATTAGTCAGTTTTCCAATATTCGGTGAAAGATAGATAATGTCACCTTCGGAATAAGAACCTGCATCAAACAAAGTTGCAGAAATATCTCCTGTTAATCCTTGAACAACCACTTTACCATTCCCACCAGCAGTAATGGTATCATAGACTAATCCAATAGCAGGATATTTACTTGCTGAAATTGTAGCATCAGCCAATTGAACTGTAATTTTTCCCGAAGAGTAATTGGTTGGATAAACTGGCGCACCAGCACTTAATCCTGCGCCTCCTCCATCAGTAATGCTTTCAACAACTGTAATTTCAGCATAACCATTAGGAACTTCAAAGTTTCCATTTTGAACCTCTAAATCTCCAGTCGTAATTCTTACTTTCCCACTTCCCGAAGGTGTAAAGTCCATATTTGTATTTGTAGAACCTGTAAAAGTAACATCAGTTCCATCGCTCGTAATAGACATTTCTTCGCTATATGTTCCACTTCCTTCTCCAATGCTTAAACTGTTTTTGGTTTTACTAACAGTAAGATATTGAATATCAAATGGATTAACGCCAGTATGAGTTAAAACTGCAATAATTACATCTCCATCATTATATGCTGGAACTTTATCAGCACCAATTGTAGGTGAATTAGGATTTCTTACAACAACTGTATTTGAAGAATCAACAACTAATAAATGATAGCCATTTGTATATGTAGTATCTAATGTAATTGCATATGGAGGAGAGCCACCACTAATGCTAATTACTTGGCCATCTCTCATAATAGTTCCAGTTGAAACTGTTCCCGCAGTTTCCGATGAAGGAGTAATATCAAATCCATTAATGACATAATTGCCTTTCATTCCCAAAGCCAATGTTTTGATTAAACCAGTATGAGGGAAATCTACTCCATCTTCAATTTGATTAGGCGTTCCAGTTGTGCTTTGTCCGAAAAAATTTGGGTTTGTTACCATATCATTCTACCTCCATGATAATAAAAATCTCTAGTGTTTCATCTGTGGAAAATGGGCCGACTCCATCAAAGTTTACTCTTTGAAGCATATTGCCTGTTGAATTAAAAAGCCCCGCTTCCCGAATAACCTTTCCTTGAATATATGTTCCACTAACAGATAATTTTACTTCAATTACATTTATGTCTGATTTTGAACGAATGATGGAAGGGCTTACTCCAGCAATCTCTACATCTAAATCAGTAGAAGTAGGGTTTGTGGAATTGCCACCCAAACCAATTTTAGCACTATCAATATACGGACTAGCGGCAGTTGCTAAATAAGTCGCTATTGCCTCTTTTAATTCATCAGTAATCAAGCCAAATCCTCCTCATACAAATCCGTGATGGTGATTGTTCCCCCATCAAATCCTAATGGGTTATCACCTGTATTTAGCGTTTCACTAAAGCCTAGAGTAAAACCACCAATTGCTTGTCGCTTACGAATCAACAGGCGTAGTTCTTTGATATTGATGGTATCTAAAAAGTTGTATGTTACGCTCTTTTCATTGAAGGTTTCATTTCTCAAATTGGAATTGATTTGCTTTTGAGTGACAAGTAATTCCGAGAACAAATCCGATAATTGTTTTGAATATCTACCTAATTCTAATTTCATAAGACCTGTTAATTCATGCTCTATTTGAAGAACCATGTATTGCCCTAACTCAATGTTTTCTTGTTTAATTTCAACATTGATAATATCTCCAGCCCTTAATTGAGAAAGTCCTTCGTGGCTAACAGTCATAATTAATTTTTGATTAAAGGTAGTATGTAGGCGAAGTAATTCAATGGCTTTTCTATCTACTTCGTCTTGAGTTAGTAAAGTTTTATCGTGATGTTCTAATGTTTTTCTTCCTCGCTTTTGAACACTTCTCAAATCTTTGCGTTCTGCTTTGTGAGTATTACCATAAACAATAATGTCATTGTAGAAGTCAAATAAAGTCGTGGCCTTTTCAAATTCATATATTTTGAATTTATCAGTATCATTAAGAATAATATTACTATAATGAGTAGAATCATTATCTTGAGTAATAGAAAAAGTTCCATTTTCTTCTCTCAAAACCATATCCTTCCTTTCCATAATATAGCGAATTGCCGCATACAAATCTACGCCTTTGAAATTAGGTGCTAAATAAAGAGGGTAATCAGTATTCTCTGGAATTGAGAAATCAATTCCATTTTGTTCAAATAATTCGTTGATTAAATCTTCTGCTTCTAAACAAACAGTAGCGGTTGTTCCAATACATGCTCTTGATGGATTAATCTTTAATTCGGAATTAGAAGTTACAGTAAATGGTTCGGAAACAGAAACTATACCATTTAAATTTAATAATTTTGAAAAAACAACTGAATGGTTATTAGTATCATGTTTTTTAACTGATAATGTTACTTTGCTAGAATTATCTCCATCACTAAAATACAATCCATGTTCTCCTTCGGGTAAAATATTGTCATGAAACTCATCAGTATTGATAACAACCATTCTGCTTTCTCCATTAATATTATCAGTATCAATTGGCACGAACATAGAAAGAACTCCTTCGTCTAAAGTCAATTCATTTCCATTATCAGTTCCATCTCTATAAAAATAGCCTTTATTGATATTATAAGTTTCATTTCTATTAGCCTTTTTTGTATAAGAAGGTCGTAGCATATTGATGTAAATGTCTTTAGGCATAAAGTCGTAAAAACAAACCTCATTTGGTTGTAGAATTCTATATGCAGTATTATTAGTTAAACCCACATCAGTAATAAGATGGTGGTCATGCACATCGGAATCACTAACTTCATGTGAATAAATATAAATTAAATCACTAGGGATTACATCTGTCATAGAAATTCTTTGATATTGAGTTCCGCCTGTTTTTGCGCTACCATCAATATTAGTTCCATCTTCGGGAATCAAATAGCAACCAGTCAAATCAATAAATTGTAAAAATCCATTACTATATCCACCGCTAGGATTAATATTAATAGTGCTTTTATTTAAATTATCATTTGATGATTTTATTGTTGCATTTGAAGCAGTTCCAATCCATAATCTAGGCTTAAACACCATATATGCTCCATCTGCGCTTTTAGAATCATCGCTAGTATTACTTGGAGAACTAGTTGAAGCAGAAATAGGAACTTTATATTCTTTGAAATGATAGTCGGAGGTTAATACTGGTAATTCCACATTTCCAACACTATTGGCTTTTGAGTCCTTTAATACCTGAGTTGTATTTCCTTCAACCAATGGATGCTTACCACCATTTTCAATATCATATCTATCTAATGCCACTCCTATGAGTCCTTCATGCGATTGTTGGTTTTTACAATAGTCCAAAATAACTTTTAAATCAGCATTATTTCCGCCACCGATTATAGAATAAGAACTAATTGGTGAACTACTGGCTTCTAATGCAAAGGACAAATAAATTTCTTGGTCTGTTTGCGAAACTGTGCCACCATTAGCAATATATATTTCATCGGAAGTGTCTCCCCCCAAAGCCGAATCTTCGGGAACAACCGCACCCTTTAATGGATGAATATTCCCCCAATCTAATTCAAATAAAGAATCCACTTCATTTCTTCCATATATTTGATGTGTATATCCGTGTGCTTCTACTTTAATAGCATTTAAAGCCGCTAATCCGCCATTCGTCAAATATCCATCTGCTTGAAGAGTATATGTTGTTCCCGAACCGCTATCAATCGTTCCTATAAAATTACCATATTCATCACAAATCTTATCTCCATTAACTAAAGAAACAGTTCCACTAAATACAATGCTCGTTCCACTAATAGAAACTATTCCTCCTAAATCTGTAATAGAAGAAGAGGTAATATAAGAGGAATAATTTGTTCCATATTTTTTCAATATTGGTTTTTCAGGATTTACTTGATTATAAAGTGAATCAAAGCAAATTTCTGTAAGTCGCATTAATCCAAATCTTTTCAATGTAGATATATCAGTATCAGTATTGAAAGAAATTGATTGAAAATTACTATCTTTCAAAAGTAATCTATTTCCTCCTTCAATTGAAGAGTCTGTTGCTTTTTTATTTTCTAATAAAAACAAATCGTAGTTATTTATTGTTTTATTGCCCGACATTAAACTATCTTTTCTTAAAGAAGAATAAGGCAGTAAATCTCCAACTACATACATGAATAGTCTACTGGCCGATTGGTCTATATCTGTAAATTTACTATTATAAAATATTAGTCCTCCATCTCCTCCAGAATTTCTAAGTGGTAGGTTATTATATTCATTTTGATGAATCAAAGAAGTCGCTATATTATATCCAAAAGGACTACCTATTCCTCTATAATCTAAAGGAAGAGTTCTATAAGAAGAGTCTGTTTGACCAAATGATATGATATTAGAACTTAGATTCGGTTTAAATTGATAAGATTGATATAGATAATTTAACGCACTATTATTAATGTAAAATTTAGTAATTTGTTTGTTAGATGCTTTAACTATTGGTAAGTTTAAATTAAATTTACCAAAACTACTACTTACGGGTTTATAATACATTTGTCCGTATTTAGAATTATAATCTCCGCTTCCAACCGTATTTTCTACATTAAATGGAACTAACCCATCGCTAGTATAATTTAAATGTGGGTGAATTAATATTTTTCCTCCCCATAAGTGCGCCCCATTAATTACTGCTAAATCAGTAATTACTTTATTAGAAGAAAAAATTTCATCTCCAATACCATAATTATAAATTGTTCTATCTAAAAATATTTTAACTATCACAGAAGAAGTAGTGAAACTATGAATTGATAATATTTTGCCTATAAATGTTTTAGAAGAACCTACATATAATGCCTCTCCTACCTTTAAAGTATATGCAGAAGAATTAGTTAAATGAAGTAAACATGGAGGAGAGCCACCAATATAACTTATTGTTCCATGCGAAGTAAATGTTTGTTCATCAGTATAATCATAATATTCTACTTTTCTTCCTAAAGTAACTGGAACATATGGGGCTAATTCAATAACATTGACATTATTTTTTTGAGAAATAGAAACAATTTCAAAATCAATTAAAGCATTTACAGTATCAAAATCCGAATCAGCACTTCCACCAAATTCATCAGTCAATTTCGCTTGGAAAGAAAAATCTTCACTAATTGAATTTGGGTGAGTTATTGAGTAGCCTATTGCCTTTGGATGAGTGTTACTACTGCTTCCTGTTAGCGAATTACCTTCCGAACCATCAACAGAAGATATTTCATTTCCTGCCGTAAAGAAAACTCCTTTATTTGCTGAACCTGTTAAAGAAGTGGTAGTAGCATTAGCCAGCGAACTAGAGCCTAGAGCCTTTGTAAATACATAGTTCTTTTCTGTTTCAACATAAATTGCTTCGCTATTTGCTTCTGTAATTGCAGGAGTAAAAGTTAAAATTATCGGGTCAGCAGAAACAGCAGTCACCTTTCCAATATATCCATTAGCAGTAAATAAGTTATCTCCTACGGCTGGAAGAATATCAAAATTACTTCCACTAGCACCTGTTGCTAAAGTAGTTGCCCCTAATGCAATACTATATGTGCTAGAGGATTTGATATTCCCTAATTTGTTATATGGACTATTGCTAGAATAAACAATATCTTCACTAAACAAACTATTAAGATTCACAATTGGAGAAATCAATTTATTGAATTTATCTCTTCCTTTAATTTCAAAAACAGTTTGGCCATTCTCTTTCTTACTTGAAATGTTTTCAATCTCACCATTAAACCGTTCTACATGAATTAAAAATTGTCCTAAAGCGTATCTTAATGGGTCATCATAATATGAATCTCCATCAAAAGCCAAAGTAATCATTTTTCTTTTTGCATCTACGGCAGAAACCGTAGCAAACAATTCTGTCATATTAAGCGAAGAAAAAGAAACGCTTAATTTAGAATATCTGTTATCTATAAGGTCAAAATCAACCATTAATGTTTTATCTGTAAAATTGTAACACCTTCTATAAACAATTGCTTCAGAAGTAGGAGTATAATATCCCGAAGTTAAAATAGACTCAGTTTCTAAACGGCTTCTATTTCTCATTGTAATTGTTTGCGAAAAACCACTAAACGAACCAATTGTTTGAACAATGTAAATTCGGCTATCAATTTTTAATTCATCTCCAACATTAATGAAACCATCTAAATCAAAAGTAGTATCAAAAGTAAATACATGAGAACCTGCGTCACTACTAAATGTTGCTTCAAGTGCAAACCAATCATCTATGTTTGCTCTATGAACAATATGTCTAACTTTGTAGTCTGTGAATTCAGTAATTTTCTTTTGTAGAATTCTTGAGGTATCTACAATCTTAGTTTCCGAAAATCCACCTCTTCCATTAACTGAATCATAAGTTTGATGTGTATATACCCCATAGGTAAAGTTAGCCCTAAGAGGAGAATAATCGTAGTGCAAATATCTTTGTTCTCCAGTATAAACTCTTGTTGTAATGTCATCATCGGAATCTCTTCTAGCATTCGGTAGAAACTGATTGTAGTCTGTTCTATCTGCGACCATTGTTCCGCCTTCATTTAGAGTGATATTTCCTCCACTTTCTACATCTATTGTTCTTAGTGTATCAGTTAAAGTAACTCTTAAAGAATATTTACTATAATCTACAATTGTTTGGCCAAAGTCTTGAACTGTTCTAAAAGTATCTACATCTTTTGTATTATCAAGAGTGTAACTGTTAGCAGTTCCATCTTCTCTCATAACATAATACTTAGTATTATGATTAAGTTCTCCTTCTTTATCCAATCCATCATAAAAATAAAACAATGGCCTAGAACATGACATTCTATATCTTAGATGCGCCCTAGTAGAATCTTGAAGTATTCCTAATGAAATAGCAACTACATCTGTTGCTTTACTTGGCCCTTTAAAAATAATAAACTTAGTATTTTTTGGAATTTCATTTCCGAGTTTAGGTTCAAATTCAAAAGCATCTCCTTCTTCATCTTCTGTGATTATTTCCTTAATTCTAGCAAAGTGATGCTGATAATCGTCATCCGAATAAACTAAAACAAAATAATCGTATGTTTCAAAGTCAATAGTTGATGGATTAAACTGAATTCCTTCTCCAGTTAAGGCATCATAACATTTAATTCTAAATCCTTTGGTGTTAGTAAGATTTGAATATTCTGTAACAGAACCACCAAATCCTTCAACTGTAAAAGAAACATCTCCATTAGGAACAACTGCCGTATATATTCTATTTCCATCTGTAACGGAAGTAGAGTAAAATTGAGGATTGGTAGGTGCTTCATATCTTGAAGGAGTAACAGATAATGTCATTACAAATCAACCTCCTCAAACCGAAGATAAAGAAGAGTATTATCATAATTTGGAAGAAGATTATTTCTTCCTGCGAATTGGTCTTTTGTATAATTTAATATGGCCATTTCATGCATTTCTCCCATGAATTGCTTATTTGTAATTGCTGATTCACTCCCATTCGCCCCTTGACCATTAGCCCCAATATAGAAATCTTCTCTCGCAAAAGTAAAGGTATCTGTTTGGGAATGAGTAGCAGTCTTGACGAGTAGGCCATTAAAATAAATATTCAAGGTCTTATAAGTATCACTCCAAGAACAGGCAATATGAAATAAATTGTTGATGTAGAGAGGGTCTTGTGCATCATAAACATATACAGTTCCAGTTGAAGAAGTATCTACATTAGCCGACATGGTGAGGTCTGTGGCCGAATCTACTGAAACAATTTTTCCCATGCTCAAATAATCCCACCCATTGCGATAAAATAATTCTAAACCAGCGTAGAAATCACTAGTGCTTGACACCACAAGAGTTGAGCCACTTACTGATGTAACTGTTTGACCCGAACTATCATATTTAATTTTACCATCTTGATTGAAACCAGCCACTCCACTATAAGTATAGTTTCTAGTAATGTTGGAACTAATGACAGTATCACTATCAATAATTTCTGTTGTGCTTCCTAATCTTATTCTAACTCTAATCTTGTATTCTGCTGGCTGATTTTCATTGTGTAGCGAAGTATTTACTAGGCTAATTTGAAAATCACTACTGTAAAAAATCATCATTTCATGAGTCAAGCGATTCGCTCTTGATAGATATAGTTCGCTTTCATAGTTTCCTTCATTTCCAGCATCGTAGACAGATTGGCCTAATGCTGGCATAATTTTCTTTGAAGCAGTAATAGTTGGAGGAGTTCTTGAGGCATCATATGTTCCATAGCCATTAATATCATATGGAGTAATTACACTTTCAAAAGTAAAATCTCCTTCATGAACCCAAATTCCATATGCCGCTTCATCGCTAGTAATAGATGGAGAATTAGCATCGGGAATATTGGCACTATAATCAATAGTTGCGAATCCATTACACATTACAGGAAATACGAGAGAACGCTGATTTCCTGTAAAGATTGAATACATTTAGCCACCTCAAGGAACAACAGTCGCCACAACAAACTCCATACTAAAAGAAAGTTCCACTGTATCTGCCGCAAAGTCTACACTAAAAGAACGAATATATCCTTTCAATCCAGTAGCAGTTGTTGTATCGGGAAAGCCAAATGAAATAGGAACATATTTGTTATCTTTATCATTGCTACTTCCTCTCGCTCTAAAAGTAAAAGGAATAAGAGGAGTATCTGCTTCACTTGTTGATGTTGGTTTTAAAGTATTAACCCCACTTCTATAAGCATAGTTAGAATCAACATAAGAAGGAATTAAAACCACTAATTCATCCAATGCTTGATTTACTGCCGCACCTGTTGAATCAACTCCCGAAGCAATTAATTGTGCAATTTCATGTGCAGTAAAAGTTCTTGATTCGGAATCAGTATGGCTTCTTTTTAGAGGAGTAGCGTTAATAAATCCACTAATTGAAACTCTTTTACTTGACATACCTAAATCTAAAGCCAATGTAACTGATTCTCCAGTAGTTAAACCACTTAAAGGAATAGGGAAATCGGGGATTGTTTTATCTGTTGAAATGCTAACAGAATTCGCTCTTAATGGAATTGTATCTAATTGTAAATCAGTTCCATCAAAAGATTTCAATTTTAAATAAACATAGAATTCTCGCATTTAATCACGCACCTAATGTTCTAGAAGAAGTAGTTCTGTTAATCTTACCGTTAATCATTTGTCCTATTTTATCAGCGACTCTTCTTAATTCCGCATCCGAAGTATCTCTAGCATTAATTGTAATGTTGAAAGTATTTCCACCAACCATATTCTTTGATTGAGTATTTGTCATAACTTTAGTTCCTCTCGGTAAAGCGGCAATTTCAGGGCCACGCTCACCAACAATCTGTAAAGGAGAAGTAACTGTTCCTCCGTCAGCATGGAAGCCCAAAAATCCTGCAAATTTCTTAGCGACATAATATCCAATAGCGGCCGCAATTACTGCCGCCCATGCGCCCGAAACAATAAACATAACGACTCCAAGAATAGCCGCAATAGTAGTAGCGATTTTGTTCACCAAAGACCCTGTTTTACTGAAAAAATTACCCAAAAAGGTAAGTAATCTTGCGCCCGTTTCCATAAGTAGGCCACCAAGCAAAACTAATCCAGCAGTCAAGGCAGTTATTACAAGACCTCCAGCAAAAATAAGTAATCCACCAGCAATTGTTAATAAACTATCAATTAAAGAAACTAAATCGCCATCTCCAAAGAAAGCATTCCAAACTCCTTTTAATCCTTCCCAAACCATATTTAATCCAGCGAGAGCAATCATCCCAACTTGCTTTATTGCTTCCCATGCGGCCATCACGCTTTCTTTGATTTGTGGCCAAAATCCTTTGAATAGCATATACAAAAGAACTACTATACCAACGGCTCTAAAGACTACACCTGTAAATAGAATTGCCGCCCGTATGACATATTTTTTTGTTAAATTTATAATCTTTCCCCAATCAGTATTTTTTATTCCTTCATAGAATTTAACTGCCGCTTTTTTCATATTCTGTAAACTTAGAGGTTCTTCTCTTTTTCTTATTCCAGTAATCATTCCGCCTACTTCTAATGCTCTTTTTCTTCTAAGTGTTTTTTCAGCCTTTTGGCGACCAATCATTTGCCTTTCTGCGGCATCGGGGGTCATGTAATATTGTCTACCTCTACGATTAAATGCGGCACTAGTGCTTCTACCATAGTAAGTTTCTTGAGCAGTTTGTGCCGCCCGTATTTGAGAACCCATTTTATCAAAATCTTTAAAACCCATAGTCATAGTTCTACCAAACAAAGATTTTATTTTACTAGTTTTTTCTATTCCTTTTCTAACTCTTCCAACAGCAATATCTATTGATTCTAAACTTGAAGCAGTTGCGTTCATCGCACGAAAGAAACCTTTTGGTAAGAAACCATATGAAAATCGTTTGAACTTACCCATTTTTCCATCAACCGCAGTTAATGTAGCAATTGTTTTTCCTAAACGAGTATTATATTCTTCTGCTTTTTCATTTCTTCTTTTCGCAATTCTTTCTTGAGCAGTTAATTCTTTTGAGGTTTCTTTTACGGCATTTGAATATCCTTTTTGTAAATCTATTAATTCTCTTAATGTATTTACAATATCTTGATTCGTTGCCATTTATTCTCACCTCTTTAAACTCTTAGTGGCTTTTTCAATTTCTTCTGCCTTTAATTCTTCAAATATCTTATGAATGCTTAACATACTTAGAACCAAATCGGCTGGCATCTCATACACTTGCAGGGGGCTTATCCCTAAAGCCTTTGCTAATGTATATACAATTATGAGGGAAACAGTAGAAGGTTCGGCTTTACCTCCTTTAATTGCCGCCCTCAATTTTCGTTTTTTTCCTCATCCTCGCTAAAAGCATCAAATGGATTAGGTAAAATTTCCTTTAGTTGATTTCCAACATAAGGACTCAAACGGAGAATATCAAGGGTTGAAAGCATTGGTTCAGTCTTTACAACAAAGTTTTCAACCATAAAACGATACATTGCATTTAGGTCAAGGTCAAAGTTTTGACTCTTAGCATCAATCTTCATCATGCTATTCATGGCTTTATCAACTTCTAACCATGTAGGTTCTTTGACCCAAACCTTAAGGTATTCGTCTATGTCTTCGGCCACTTTAATAAAGTGACACTTAGGCTCATTTAGTGCAAATAGCACACTCTTATCAGTTACAACTTTTTTTTCCATATTTCCACCTCAAAAACCAACAAACAAACAAACGGTGTTGGTGGAATATTATTCGTTAGATTGTTCTTCAACAACCTCCTTTTTTGGCTTTCGCCCTTTCTTTTTAGGAACTGGAGTAGGTGTTTCTACTACGATTGTCTGTAGCATTATTTTTTCTCTACGACTAGGCAAAGAATCACCCCTGTAAAATCCAATGGGTTGTTACTGAGCAACTTTCTAAGTTTCTTGGCATAATTGTTGTTTCTACGACAACTGGCCCTTTATCATCGGGTAATGGGAAATTATTAGCAGAAACCATGTAATCTTTAAACTTTAATGTAAATGATTCACCATTTGCTTTAGAAAAGTTAAGTTCAACCATTTGGCCATCCGTTTCCGAAGTATTCTCATCTTGATTCAATAATTCTTGATAAAGTCTATCATCAGTCACATGACCTGTAAATTGTAGTTCATAAGTTCGTTGTGCTGGAATTGCTTCTTGAATTGATTTATTTCCAACGCCAATAAATCTTCTTTCTGTTAGAGAATTATTCATAGTTAAAGTAATTGAATTAATCTTTAGGAATTGAACACCAAATACTTTCAAGTAGCCACTTGAGAAAAAGAAAGGTTCTCTAAATTTAGATTCGGAATCATAATTAAAGAAAGCAGTTTCATCAGTAACTCCTCTTCTAGCATCATATACTTCATCGCTTTCAAGATTATGGATTGTGCGAGTAGACAAATCCATAGTCATTTTAATTTCTTCATTTTCATTAGCAGTAATTGTCATAGTATTAACTCTATTACCTCTAGCAATCGTTACGAAATTTGTATCTTCGTAAGTAGTAGTCGTAGTTCTATAAGTATCACTTGAAGGTAATTTGCTGAATACTTGTTCAAGAGAGAAAGATGGGAGAAGTTCTCCGTTTTGTTCTGCAAAAGTATAGGTGATTTCATTATCAATTTCTCCACTAGCAATAATCGGAAGAGTTAATTTATCCATATTAGCGTAATTATCTAAGTGTTTAGCAATTGGAGGACAAAGTTTATCTCCGACAGAACGATAGAAGATTGGCCCTGTTTCTGTAACTGAACCATAATCAATGTAAGTTGCGCCCGAAGAAGCGGCAGTAAAGTTGTCAGTAGTTGCTTCAACAGAAGTAGTTGCGCTAACTCCTGTGCATCGGCCAAAGAAATAATAGAGCCAAGCGGCATGATTAGAAACTAAATTAATACTTCCACCGCTAGCGGTTTCAATTCCTTTATATTGATAAGTCCAATTTCTAGAACCTCCAAGAGCAAGATTAACCTGTTTCATTTCAACTTCTGTTGTTGGGAAAGTAATGCTTTCTACCAAACCAAGCCATTCATCGGAAAGAAGTCTTTTTGCAGTATCAGTTGGTGCAGGAACAGGTGCGCCATATTGAGTAATAACGAAGTAATCTCCCGAAGCAGGAGTAAGTGCAGGACTAAAAGTAATCGTAGTATCAGTATTTGAAGTAATTCTAGCGCAATCTTGGAAAGAAGCAGGAGTTGCTGATTCGTTTCCTGCGACTGTTCTTACTAGAGATAAATTGGTTGAATCGCTTGTGGTTGTAGCGGCAGAATTATTTCCACCATAAGTATTAGTAACAGTAACTACATTACCACTTCTCGTAGCAGAAATATTTGAAACCGCATTTACGGCAGTAGTAAAAAGTGCGGCAAATTCTTCTTTTGTAATTACACCAGCATTGGAAATATCTACTGAACTACTTGCATCAGCACCATGAGAAGGTTCGGAAATTGCACCTGTATCATCAAACCAAAATGCGTGTGTTGAAGCCGCCCCACCATCACTAGGGAGAATAGTGAATACTAAATAGTCAGCCGAATAGTCAGTCTTAGTATCGCTATTGAAAGTAACAGTTGTAACTTCATCAGTATATGTATTTGAGCCAACTCCATATCGCTCAATAATACAACCAACATACAAATTATTTACAAGAGAAAAAACATTGCTAAATGAAGAGGCGGCTGTAATTTCGGTAAGAGAAGTTACTCCGTCAAAAGCACTTCCGCCATTAGTAGAAGGAAAGTAAATGTCATTTTCGGGAACAAATGTTATACTCGCCCCGCTTCCTAAAAATATATCTCCACAATCAGTCGTCATTTCTTTTCCCTCTTACATACAAACAAACTAAGGTATTGAAACTGCAAATCTTTTGGCTTCTACTGTAACCTTATAGCCAAAGAGTCTTTTCGCTCGGTCATTTGATTCGCTTCTGTTTCCTACAAACAATTGACTGAAACACGAACCATCACTTGCGGTATAGCCCCTCCTACTACGCTCAAGCGCATGACGGGCTATCAAGTATAAAACTCTTAACCTATCTTTTCCAAAATCACCATCTTCTCCAGCCCTTTCATCTTGAATCGTGCGAATGTGCATAGTAAAAGAATAACTCTCATTGCGTATATCATATCCAACAGTAGGGTAATCAATTGTTTGGCTATCTTCAAAGAATATAATCACATCTTTTGAAGAAAGGTCATAGCGAACTCCACGACCTCTTTCTAGAGTTCTTACATCTACAAAATTAGGAGTTGTAATATGGTCAGCAGTAATTACTCCTTCGGAAAGTAAAGTTGTTGCTGAACTAGACCAATTAGTAGAAATTAAATCAATAAGGAGGCTAACTTCATCCATTTGAAAAAACCCCCAATAATTTCTTTTCTACATCTTTTAGAACTTCATTAGCGTAATGGTCTGCAATATTTTGAAGTATTTCATTTTCTGTAAAACTCACATCTTGTCCTAGTATTGCTGAAAGTTCTATCATTGCTTTTTGTCTTTCAGTATGAATCTCTATTAATTCTTGTATCTTAGAAACATCTATTCCTTTAATTTGTTTTATTGTTTCTAAAAGTTCTTGTGACATATCAATCAATCAAGAAAACCATATCCGATGCGCCTGTTAATATATCCATAGCCTCTTTTCTAAGTATGTCATATTTTTCCTTTGTAGAAATATTTGCCCCTGTTTCAGCAATTAAAATTGTTTGGTCATCGTGCCTTAGAATTTCTGCCGCAACTAGTTTTGTTGTTGCTTCATGAATAGCCGCAGGAACTCTAGCATCTCCAGCCACATAAGTAACAATAATTGAATTGTTTGTATGATAAGGATAATCTCTCAAGAAGAATAATTTGCCTTCATCTCCAATCGCCCAAAATGAACCTAATCTTTTCATATCCTGCTTATCAGTAAATTGTTCTACTGTGGCAATAGTAGGAATGCTCAAGTTAGTAGCAGTAAAAGTAAGTGTTTCATCTGTTCCATCAGCAGTAGCAATCTTACTCAAAACAACTGTTGTTGAATCAGTAATACTTGAGATAGTAGTGTTGCTATCAATTCCTGTTCCAGTAACAACCATACCGACAACTAGTTTTGATGAATCGGCAACTGTGAGATTAACACTAGCATTTGTCGTAGTGCAGGTTTGTTGAGTAGAGATAATGATATTACAATCCGAACCATCTTCTCCCATTAACAATGAAGAAATTTGTATCTTCGTAGAATCGTCATCATCGGAATAAGCATAAAAGAAATCGGATATATTTTTGGTTGTATTTGGGCTATCTCCACTAATACTCTTTGGTTGAGTAGCCCCTGTGAATTGAGAGGTTTGGGATGGAAATACTTCATTAACACAATATTCTATTTCCTTTGCCGCAGTTTTCTTTCCTAAAGAAACATCAAATTCATTTACACCTATGCTAGCAGTATCGGCAACTAATGTAAAAGTTGCTCCCGAATCGGGAAGTTGTAATTTGATTTGGTAAATGTCTCTAAAGTTATCAAGTAATTTAATTGAAGCATGAGCAGAAGCGATTTCTTTATATGAATCTCCCTGCCAAATTCTAAGAGAAATAATTTTAGTCACTTTCATTGTAGTAAGTTGAACAAAACCCAAGTAGCCACCGTAGTATGCTTTAACAGGAGGTCTACTGATTTCAAAATCATGAACTTCATTTTTATAGATAATAGGCCGATATGAACGCTTTGCTTTATCATCAACTGTTCCCTCCACTCGCTTAATAATTGCACCGACTTGTTCAGCAGTTGGATTAGTAGATGCGCTAAAATCGGGAATTTGTAAAAGGTCAGCAACGGCATAAATATCTGTGTAATAGCCAAAGCCCGAAGAATAATTTACACCATTTACAGTTTTGGTGTAGTCGCTAGGTGATGATGATATTGCCATTTTCATCCCCCAATTTCATTCTTTAAACGATTAATTTTGTTTACCATGTTTCTAAGTCCATCGGCAATTTCGCTATCATATGACCTTTTCATTCTTCCTTTTTGGCCTGTTCTAGAATACTTAGATGGATTTATGTCAATTTTTCCTATACTATCAACAATAACTTCGTAATAAATTGGCAAACCTTTTGTTTTTACTTCTGCAATAAAAGTCAAAAAACTTGAAAGTTCTTGAAAGGGATTTCTTGAAATATATTTTTCTTGAGTAGTATATTTTTCGTAGGGCTGTTTCTTTTTATCTTTTTCTTCCCTATACATTAATTGTAAAGCACTAATATTTCTATCTTTGAGGTATTTCTCAAGAGAAGACAATAGCGATTTAGTTTTTTCTAATTTATTTTTTATTTCTTCTCTTTCTCTTACTATGTAATTAAGTATTTTAGTAAGTTCTTTTACTTCGGAAAATTCTTCAATAAGTTTGTCATATCTTCTTAATGTTTCTTCATCCGAAAATCCTATTTTTTTTGCTGAATTAGATGTTTTTTGCTGAGAAGCAATCCTTTCTCTTAGATTCTCTCTTTGTTCCTTTAACTCATTTATATTTGATTTATATTCCATTACTCTATCTCTCATAGGTTTATTTTTATTTACAATATTCTTTTGTGTTTTATTGAGCAATTTAAGATTTTCTTCATAAATAGTAATGTCTTCTTTTAAATACCCAATGTCTTCTTCTACAATGGGAAGTAAATCTTCTTCCTCCATTAGTGTGTAAGTTTCATAATCTATATCTTCTATTACTTCTTTTCCTCCGCTAACTTTAGTAATACTAGTCTTAATATCTAAATTAACTTTTCCAGTTGCCACAATTAACGGGTCATCTAAATAAGGTTTTAAGGCTGATTGAAATTTTTCCATGTTATCTGTTATGAATTTATTAACATCTTCTTCAATCCAATCAGTAATGTTAGTTGAACGGCTTTGTTCGTTGAATATTAAACGATATGGCTTATCATCTATTGAAATAATATCTTCATCTATTTTTTGTGTTTTGATTCGTTCTAATATTTCTTCATACTCTTTAGTTTTAAGAGTTCTTTTGCCAATTTCTTTATACAATAGTTTTTTTATTTTTTTACCATCTTTATCAATTTCTATAAATGCGTGGTCGCCATTTTCGTCTAATTCAGGAGTTAATTCTACTAATGTTCCTTTAGGTAGAAGTTTACCATCTTTTAAAATTTCAGCCAAGTCAAGATTAAATTTTATTGTTTCCTTTCCTTTAGATACAACATACGGGTCTTTTTTTCTCGCTTCTGTAAAACCTGCATTGTAAATACCATATTTTTCTAAGGCTTTTTCTTTAACATCTCTAACGGTAGAATGGTCAGAAAAGCCAATTGTAATATTGTGTATTTCTTCATTTTTAGGGTTTGTTGTTGTTATTATAAAAGAAGACTTATCATCTTTTATTCTTTGTTTAAAAACAAAATCTAATTCAACAGTCTGTCCTTTAATTTCTTCAAAGAAATCTATCATTGGTAGTCCTTCTAGTTTTCTACCCAATTCATATGCGCCAGCACCACTAATCATATTAATAGTGTTGCCTTCTAATAAATCTTTAAGTTTTTTATTTTCAATTTGTTCTTTTCGTTCTTGAACTCTTTCTGCCAAATTACCATATTTTTTTTGTGGTAATTGACTGATTACATCATCTAGTGACATTTCAAGAATTTCGTTTAGCATTTTTTCAAATTCTATATACATTTTTTCCATATCTTCTTCGGGATAATTTTCATAATCACTATCATCAAACTTTCTTTCGGCTTCATTAAGATTTGGTATGAATGTTCTAGATTCTTCTGTTCCCATAATATAGCCCAACATTTCGGCTTTTAAAAGAGCCTTTGCATCGCTCATATCTATTTTACGATTATTCCAAAAGATTTGAACTGCCATTCAAATCTCCTCACATTAACCACTTAGCCCAAGCCGCCCCTTTTTGTGCAACATTCATTAATCCCAAACCACTCTTAGGAGGCTCATAACTCATTTGTCCTGTTTGTGGGTCAATCCAATATGGTCTTCCATATCCATCTTGTCCTGCTGGTGGAACTGGATAGCCACTTCCGTTTTGAGTAGCATTAAATCCTTGAGCATACATTTGTTGGCTTTGACCATATGCACCTTGAGCAACTTGAACTCCCTGCATTCCTGCTGGATTACCAAAGCCTTGTGATTCAAGGTATTGAGATTTAGCCATCTTTCGTTGATTAATAATTTCTGCATTTAATGCCGCACTTAGAATCTTTTGAATATCCAAATCAATATTCTCTTGAGTAATTCTTTCATATTCTCTTAAAGAATCAGCATTAACCTTTATGTTTCCACCGTCTTGAATAAATGCTAGTTTTGCTAACATTTGTGAAACTACTCTTTCAGTAACATCTTCCATCATTTTTTCTAATGCGCCCAAAAACGATTCACCATGATATTGAAGAAATTCTTCAACATGATTATCTTGAAGCGACAAGAGGTTATTCACCGTCTTAAATGTCGCATCATTCTGTGCCGTCATTGCTGAATTCAATGTATTCGTGCTTACTCCCATTTGCCTCAACTCCTTTGTGTATCATCAAGTAGTTTAATTGTTCTGTTAAAATATTAATTTCATTAACGATTCTATGCGCTTCTTGTGTG